GTGGCTTCCTTGGCAGGTCGTTGAAGCTCGGCGATGTTCTCGGCGGTGAGGTCATTGTAGGTGAAGGTGTCGCCCTTTGGTATTGCGAGGTTGAGCTTGTATCTTGGGTTTCCGTTCTCGTCCACTCCGTCCTCGGTCAGTGTCGAGCTTGCCGAAGAGCCTGCGGGCAGTGTGGTGATTGTGCCGATGGAAATCTGCGGCGTGTGACCCGTGAAGCCTCGCGAGCCGCTGAAATCGTCGATATAGCGGTATGTGGGCTTTCCGTCAGTCACAGATGCCACGACATATAGCTTCGAGTTGTCCTCCTCCTCCACGTCCGTTGAGATGACAATGAAGTCGCCTACTACGAGCGTGAGGGCTTCGGTGTTGACGTGGGCTTCCATTTCCGCTATGCTCTCAAAGGTTGCTTTTATTGAGAAGCTGTCGCCCTTCGAGTATTTGTCGGTCTTATTGTAGGTCTTGGTTGCCTCGTCATAGAGATACCAGTACAAGTCCTCGCCTATGTATGGCTGATGGCTCGCCACGTCGTTGGCTCGGTCCGCCGCATCGTCGGCTGCCTTCTTAGACTCAGCAAACGCTTGCTCACGCTCAGTCTCAGCCGCCGCCCTTTCCGATTCGGCGTTTGCCCTTACGGTCTCGGCGTTGTCACGTTTTGCCTCTGCGGAGGTGCGGGCGGTTTCGGCATCCTTGCGGGATTGCTCACTATTCACTATTTTCTCGTATTCCTCTATAAGTGGTTCGAGTTGTGGAGCAATGTCGGTGTAAGCCACGCATTGCGCCCATGTGGACCCGTTGTCGTAGCTCACCTCTATGCCCATTGCACCGCCTCTGAACTGAGGAGTCTTTCCCTCTGCTACTACGCCCGTGTCCGCGCCGCCAACAATCCAGTGTCCGTTTTCGCCCACCTTAGGCGTTATGCCATTGATGAGGTATGCGCGTACCCATTCGGCGGGCATCTTAACCTGCTGTTTGTTCTCTCCTCCGATATAGACCCAGAAGAAATCGGTGTTTACCACCATAGCTGACGCGGTACTGAGCTGACTGGCAATGTCGTTGATTTTTACTGTTTCTGCCATATTCTATTGTTTTTGTTCGTCCATGATGTTTCTGTAGCCCTCTATGAACTGCGGTGTGGTGAGTTGTTCCACCACTTGGGTCATTAGGGCTTCCTCGCGCTCGTCGTACTCCGTCTCGCCTTCCGACTTGTATATCTTCTGTGCGAGGGTCAGAGCCGCAATGCCGTTTGCGTTTTGGTAGATGAGGTTGGCGAACTGCTCCCTTGCGTCAACCTCCACCATATTGTCGCCCTTGATGCCATAAGGCATCCTGAAATGTTGAAAGTCTATCTTTTTCATAATCTTAACTTTTTGGAAGTTTTACTCTTAAAATTTCATCCGTACCGACAAATACATCATATAGAGCAACATAATCCCTGTTATTAGACAAGCCTTTTAGTGTGATGCCTAAATTGGCTGCATTGGTATGGACTCGGAATAGATTATTCTGAAATGTCGTATCTTTGATGGAGATACAATTTCCACTTATATAACTCTCGCCAAAACCATTCGAGAAAGAAAAACGAGTAGCCTGCAAATCTCCTTTAGATACCAATGTAAGATTATTATTAGAGTCGAAATACAGACCATTCCCGCTTGCGTCAACAATTTTCCCGTAGTTATTTTCCTGCTTGATGTAAAGTGCCGTTGAGCCAGATCCTACAGTCAGCGTTCCCGTTATGCTTCCGCTCGTAGCCGTTATCTTTCCAGTTATCTCGGCATTTGCCGCAACGAGCTTACCACCTTTCGTCACGGCAAACGGAGCTACCGAACCCATGGAGCCACCTATCCAAAAGGCATAGTCAGTGTCGTTGGGGACATGACGGAAGCTGCCCCAAATGGTGTTGCCCTCCATGATGTTGAACTGCTGACCTTGGGCGAACTTGACAGCTGCACCCTTGGCAATGATGAAAGGAGCAAATATCGGACCGATATTCTGCATCTCCAGCCACACTGTATCGCCATCTGACGTTCCCGGTTTATTGCTGCTCGACGATGTATGAGAAGAAAGGCATTGGTACACTCTCCACCCATCTGCTGCGTCAGGGTCTTCAAGATACACAAAGTCGATGTATTTAATATCATCGTTCTCTTCGGTCTCTTGATTTACATAATACTTGCCACTTGCCCACTCAGTAGTACGCATTATGCAACCGTTATATCCCTTTGCTCCGTCCTCTCCATTATAGCCTTGGTCTCCTGTTTCCTTTATTATCTCCCCCCACTTTATAACCTTGTTAGCCACTATTCCATGGCATCGGTAGATGGGAGGATAGCGTTTGACGTAACACTCACTCTTTGCCAGACGGACAAGACCGAAGTCACCATTACTGCTAACGGAACGGTCTTTACTATATTGCACTGTGACATAATGGTTCCCAGATGTTGCAACATCTATATACACCACTGAGGAAATCCCATCGCCGCCTATAGCAGTACTGCTGTTTATCGTTGTGCTATCAAGCAAAGACAATGCTACCTTGTCAAAACTCTCAGAGTGCGCTTCGAGATAGAACGTTACACGCATATTGTCCTCACTTGTGGTAAAGCATATCTGCATCGTTGTGGATCCATAGTGGTCTATAGAAGGCGATTTCCACCATGTCTTACCAGCATTAGTATATGTAGTCCATTTATCACCACTGGGATTGTTGTTTGCTGAAACGTTGCTAACACTACCGCCTAACACATACTTTTCGCCACTCTTTACCACATCTTTAGTCCAACCGTTTCCGAGGTCATCTGTCCCACTTTTGTCAAGAAAGGTGTCGTAGTCGGTCAAGGTGGGTTTTGACATTGGCGTTGTATTTGTCATCTGATATGCCGATACCTCTCCCACTCCATCCTTAGCCTTATAGATGAACAGCTTTGGCTTAGAGAAAGTGCCGTCGGAGCCTATATCGCCTGTTTTCCATGCAACGTAGATATATCGCTCGGTGTCGGTCATCGTAGGCACATCGTCCACCCATTGTATGCCGTTCTCTACCGATAGGCTGCCCTTGCTGCGCGTTGGTGCGATGGTAGGTATTTTAGACTCGTCGCATAGGAAATAGACATACTCGTAGCCATCGCCGTCCTCGCCTGTCACGTTGGGGACAATCTTCACGGTGACGGTATCTTGGTATGACGCTCCGTCGAGAGTGCCTACAACGGTGAAGTTCAGTGTTTGTGCTTGATTGCCCAACTTTGCGCTTTCATTGCAGGAAATCTTCGCAGAGCCATCAAGGGAGGATATGGAGCAAGCTACGTTGGATAGTGCTCCCGATTTCGTTATGCTCGATATGGTGCAAGCCTTGGCATCAACAAGCAGCATGAAGTTTATTGTCTCTTCAAACTTTATCAGGGCAACGCCCTTGCTGTCCGTAGGTATGGTTATAATGTTGTCCGACACCGTTGCCCTTGGGGCGTGCTTGCCGTAGTGGTCGTGGAGTGCGGGGTCGGAGAATGGTTGCCAAACGCCGTTGATGCTCGTGCGGATAGCCACATATTCATACTGGAAGGCAGCGGACACACCGCTCGGGTCGTCAGTCCATCCCAACCATGTAGGCACATACTCCGTTGTCTGGCTCTGATATGCACTGTTCGTCCTCCAGTCTGAGGGCGTTGGGTTTGATGGAGGTGTCTCCGAATGACTGAGGAAAAAGATATATTCGATGCCCTTTCCGTCCTTACCCCATGCCAGCACTGGCACGTCCTCCGTGTCGCATACCGTTCCGTTGTTGTCGTAGAGCGCAAACACCACCTTCTTGTTGCTCGCCGTCACAGAGATGGCTGTACCGGGAGAAATACTGTTTGTGGGCGTGTCGGTATCGATGCCATATTTCAGCGTGTAGCCATCGGGCAGTGTCGTTACCTTGTAGCGTTTATCGTCCGAAGACGTGCAATACACGTCACAATAAACGACGCTTGCGCTCATGCCGTCGAACTTATCCACAACGATGGAGTCAGCCGATGGCACAACGTCGTATGTCACCACGTCAGCCGACTTGGCTATTGTCAGCACCTTTGTATATTCGTAGTTCGCACCCGCATACCGACCGATTACGGTTATCTGCACGTTGCTCACCTGTGGCAGCGTGTCTGCGGCAAACGTCCCGTTTATTGATATGTCGTAGGACTTGCCGTTGGCGTTGCGTGTTATCGTAGCCGTGAGACCGCTTGGCAGACCGCCCACCACCTTGCACTCGCTTATCTCCCACGGCTCGTTGTGGTAGGTGAGGTTTACGGTGGATTGTATTGGCAATCCGATATACTTTCCCGTCTTTGTGTTCCACGCCACCTGAGCCGCTTGGTTTGTCAGGTCGCACACCATGAAAGGCAGCGAGTCGTGTTGTATGCGTATAGGCATCGCCACAGTCTTTGTGGTCTTGCCTTCGAGGTCAACCACCACCTGAATGTAGGCATCGCTCATCTTGCGCATCTCGTCGTAGTCGAACGTTGCGTCATCCTCCGTGTCAGCCACGCCGTCCTTGATGTTGCGTATGCCAGTGACGAAGACCGTGGAGTTCTCCACCATCGTAGAGCAATCGTCCGAAATGGTATGCAGTCGGTAGTGTCCCTCCGTCACGTCCTCGTTCTTCGGGTCTTCCTCCAGCAATATCTGCGTACCCTTGCGCACGAACACCGCCGTGCTTATTCGGTACTGCTTGGTGGTCTTTGCCTCGTCCTCAGTGTAGAGACCGTTAATCACGTTGCCCATGTCATCGACCGTCACCACCGACTGATACTGCGAGAGCGACACGTCGTAAGCCGTAGCCAGCTCCTTCAAGTCCTCCACCTCCTTCAGCCCATGCAGCCATTCTATGTTACCGCCGAAGTAGATGTTGTTCTGCGCAAACAGTCCGTTGCCCTTCAGCTGCACCTTGCGTCCGTCCTTGTACTCCACTGTGAGGTTGCCGAGCCAACCGAAGCGGCTCACACGGTTTGCCGGCTGTATCTCCCATGTCTTCACCCCATCGAGCACCTCGATGTAGCTCTTTCCCTTCGAGGAGAAGTAGATGCTCGACTGCCGGTTCTCATCGGAGAAGTTTCCGTATTGCACGAAGTCCATGAAGGCGCAAGGCTCTGGTCCGTCAGGGCTTTTCTTTCCGTATTCGAAGATGCACTCACCCCTTCCTGTCCTCACTATGCTGCGCACATAGAAGTAGGTGGTGAAGAAGCCACGGTGCATTGCGAAGTTGCACTCGTCCATCTTCCCCTCCTCGTTGGAGTCAGAGCCATAGACGTTGTCGATGTCGGCGTAGATGCCACGGCAGATGTCGCCCACAGCCACCGACCCATATTCGTTTTCCTCCAGTTTGAGCGTTATGGTCTTCATTTTTGTGTTCACGCTCAGTATTGTTCCGCAGCCGTTGGTAAGCCATTGCTCAGCCTTTGTCACTGCCACCTCGTTGAACACAAACCTCGGCGCACTGATGAACTGACGTACGAAGAGCGACTGCAGCTCTGCGTTTCCCTTCTCGTCTATCATTCCACCCGTGCCGGTCATTCCCGACATGAACACTCCGAAGTCGGCACCCTTCCTTGCGTGTATCATAGCCTGAGCCATGAGTCCCATGAGGAAGGTTATCGCCTCCGGTGCCTCGTTGTTCTTGAAGGTGCGTGCCTCGTCGGCAAATCCGGCGCTTATTTTCTTGCCGTTCTGCGTGAGGTAGTCGTTCATCAGCGCGAGGGCATCGAGCAGCGAGATGTTGTCGTGGTGGTGGCCGATGCCTCCGTTTCCGTCGTATTCGCTCTCGATCATCTGTATTACCCACCTCTGTATGGCTTCCATGGTGGTAGTCCCCCACCCTTCTGAGTAGGGGTCTTGTATTGGGAACAATGCCCCACGGCTCAGCACTTGGCGTGGAAACTCAACAAGCCGTGGGGCTATGGTAAAAGAACCCACGTCGGGCACCTTCAGCTCCATCACTTCCTGTGGTGTGTCGGTGCGTGGCAGGTTAAGGTATGGCTGTGTCGTGGCATAGCGGTAGGTGAAGGTATAGCTCGATGGCAGCGTCTTCGCCTTGTAGTTCACGTCCGACTCCGTCACCACAATCTGCCTTATGTGCTGGTCGGTGTAGATATACTTGCCCAGCGACGGGAAGAAGTCCAGTAGCCATGTGCGCTCCTTTGTGTCGAGGTGTCCGGTGTTCTTGGTGTGGTTGCGTTCCGTATCCACTCGATACTCCCTTTGCTGCTCGTCAATCTCCACCACGTTGTGGGTGTGCTCGGCGGTGTTGTCGCTGTCGCCGTAGGCACGGAATGTGTCGATGCCTCCGAGTGAGTTTTCAAACAGCACCCACTCCTCCACCTCCGAGCGCATGTCGTCGGCATAGTAGCGTTGAATGTAGGTCATCCGTTCTCCCGACTGGTTCTCCATCCACACGTCGTAGTAGGCAGGCAATTTCGAGAGCTTCCCTGCTATGATGGCATACTGCAGCGGCACCGTCCAACATTCCCCTGCGGGGACTGATGCCAGCGTGAGCTCTGCTGTCGTTCCGTCCTCCATGGTGGCTTGGCACTTCATGGTAGCGGCGGTCACGGCATAGTAGGTGAGGAACTCCGGCGAGTAGTAGGTCACTGGCTTCATGTTGGGCTGCCATGTGAGGAAATTCTGTTCGAGGAAGTTTTCCACCGAGTCCACAAGCTCGTCAACGCCCGCCCTAAGAACGGTGAACGTGATGGTCTGCGTGTTCTGTGGAATAGCATCCACCACCTCGCTCAGCTCCGCGGTGAACGTCTGCGCTATCTTTGTCTGTCGGTATGGGTTTGAAACATTATTCAGCGTGAGGCTGAGCAATGGCGTGACAATCGACTTCACGTCAATCTCCATGCGGTTTTGGTCGTTGGGCGCATAGGAGTTCTCAACGATGGCAGTCCCTCCGCTGTCGCGGAGCACGAAGAGCAGCTCGCGGTTTGTAGAGACCACGATTCTCTCCATGTTGCCCGATAGTGAGAGGCTGCCAGGTCTTTTCAGTATGTCCATGGTATTAACAGATTATTCGTTACACATTATTTATATATTATTATGGTGCGAAGTTACCATTTTCTATGCGTTCTGCAAAGGACTACATTCGAGCCACCATTCAATGAGGTTGTATTCCCCTGGCAAGTCCCAAAGGTCGAAAATGTTCCTCTGTAGGTGTGCCGACCTGTAGCCGTATTTCTGCCCTACAAACTCAGCCGATGGCACGGGCGGATATATTGGCACGTTCACGTTTGCGGCATCGTTAGCCGCCTCGTATTCCTCTTTGGTGCATGCGGTTTTCCGTGTCACCACCTTCCAGTAGTAGTCTGTGGAGTAGTAGAACATCTGGTATGGCCATGGTGTGGTGTCCTGTGGCTCCGATGGCGTTATGGTGAGCAGTTCGCTCTCCGTGGGGTCGTTCTTTCCCCCGAGGGTGAACTTCAGCTTGTCGAACATATAAGGCACGCCCTGTATTGTTATCTTTGCCGTCGATGCGAGGTTCTGTTTCTGCTGTTGGGTGAGCAGCAGTGTCGCTTTGGTCTTGTGTAGGGCGTTGCGCAGCAGCGTGTCGTAATGGCGGTAGAACTTCTCGAATATTCCGTATGGACCATAGTAGTGGAGTGCGTAGTCGAAGAGTTTTGTGGCAATGGGGTTGAGAAGTGCGTTCTCCGATGGGTCATATACGCTTATCGTGCCTTTGGGCTGCTGATTGCCGTCAACGAAGGTTGCGGCGAGCATGAGATATTGCTTCTGTGCCGACTCCTTTGCCTCTTCCTGGTTGTCAAGGCTCTGGTCGTTCAGCACGAGCTTTGAGTTCAGCGTTGTGTAGTCGCCCACGTAGAGCCACGGCAGCTGCGAGTCCCTGATGGTGTCGCCCTCGGCACTGGAATAGACGAGCATGCGGAACTCCGGCACGAGCTCCGGTATCTCCACCTCTTCCTCCTCCTTATCGTCCTCTCCCGTGTTGAAGTCCATCGATGCCTCTGCCACCTTTGTCGATACCTGCGTCCAGAACGGGCCAGGCACATAGCCTATCTTGTATATCGCTCCGTCGTAGCCAATGTTTGCCGTAGGGTTGGCGTTGCGCAGCGATTTTATGTCGTCGTAGCCGTCATCAAGCTCAGAGTCCACCTTCTCCTGAGCTTTCAGCACCAGTCGCGAGTAGTCACTCGCCTGTTTGTACTCGAAGGTGATGCGCTGCGTCAGGCAGTCGCTCAGGTCGGCATCCACCGGAGCGTCCAGCATGTCGCGGAAGAACACCATGCGCATTGTCCTCTTGCCCTCGTCTGGCACAAACTCGCAGCAGAACTTCTTCCGGTAGAGGTTGATGAAGTCGCTCACCGCCACGTCAGGCAGCAGGTCGGCGAGGCGTATTTTCGAGTTCACTATGGTGTCGATGCACGAGTTGAGCAGCACCATCTTATCGAAGGGCTTGGCGGTGAACAGCACGTTGTCCTCGTTCAGTGTGTAGCCGTAGTGGCTGATGACACGGCGCAGCACATAGTTGGCACGCACGAATGGCGACATATAGTAGCCCGCCGCTATGTCGATGGTCTTGCCGTCGATGGTCTCCTTGCGTGGCTTTGCGTTGTAGAAGTCGCAGTCGGCAGAGGTTGCGTCGAAGTGGAATGGAATCCACCCGATGTCTTCCCTACCCCATCCGTTGATGACCTTGTAGTTGTAGCCCTTGTCGGAGCCTGAGTCATCGGTCACGAGTATTGGGAACACCGCAAGGCGTGGGTCATCGTTGGTGCGCAGCGTGCGCATATAGTCGATGGCTGCATCCACGGATGTGAAGCTGATGGTGTCGCTCTCACCGGTGAAGAGGTCTTTCAGTCGGGTGTCCTGCAGTCGTGAGTAGAACGACCCGTCGTTGAGGTAGAAGCTGGTCTCTATCGTTCCTCGCTCTTGTGCGGATAGGACGTATTGGCGGCACTCGGCACAGTAGGCACCGTCCTGTATGAGTGCGTTGATTGCCGTTGACTTTACCTTGCGTCCCGGTCGCTCAGGGTGGTCGAGCAGTTGGCAGTTGTGGGGCGAGGCAGGTAGGGAGAGGGGGACGGTCTGCTCGCCGTAGTCGTTGAAGAAGGGGTTGGTGCGCTCCACTTCGAGTTGGGTGGAGGGGGAGAGCTGGTAGCTCTCGGCTTTGTCGAGGTTTTTTATTATCATATTTTTTTTGTTTTAGACTCGAAACTGACGCTTCGAGCACGGGGGCTGACGGTGGGGCTATTTCTTTGAGCCTATGGCTCTTGACCTGGACCGCAGACGCTGGCGTGCATCGAGCTCGTCGAGACCGACGATGGCGGGGACACCGTCGGTGGTGAGGCGGTCGATGGCGGCGGCGAGGGCGGCGGCGGTCTTGTCGGAGAGGGATGCGGTGGACTGAGCACTTGCAGCTGACGCTGCAAGCACTGGGGCTGACGGGGTGGCTTGGGCTGGCGTGAGGGTGCCGCCGTTGGCGCGGCCTGCGGCTTGGAGGGCGAGGAAGCGGCGCATGTCGAGGGTGCGGACGGTGCCGTCCTGTTGGGCGCGGTCGATCACGTCGAGCAGTGGGGCGATGGTGGGGTTGGTGACGGCGGCGTTGGATGCTACCCACTCGCGGCTCTGTCCTTGTGGTCCCTCGCCCACGATGACGGTGGGCTTGTCGATGAAGCCACGGCGGTCGGGGTCGTAGTAGGCGTTGAAGAGCTTGCCGTCCTGTCGGCGCTCAACGTCGATGCGCCCGCCGCTTTCGAGACCGGTGGCAACGCGTGCGCCTGCGCTTGCCGACGATGAGGATGAGCCTGAGAGGGTCATCTTCTTCACCCTCTCGCGCTCGGCGTTGGCGGTGGCGAGCTGTGCCACACCTGTTATGCCCATGAGAGCTGCTGCCACCGAGCCGGCTATTGGTCCGAGGTCGGCGTATGCCTTCATTATCGACACTGCAGTGTCGGAGATTATCTGCGATGCCTTTATGGCAAAGTTCACGTCGGCATATTTCTTCTCGATGTTGAGCTTTTCCTGAGCTTTCTTGTTCTCCAGTTCAGTGGTGTCCTCCCCAGCTTGGCGTGCCGCCTCTATCTGTGCGTCGTACTTTGCATCGACGTTTGCCATTTCGGCATCTTGCAGTGCCATGACGGCGTTGGAGAAGAGCTGCTGATATAGCTGAGCTTGTTTTTGGTAGCTCTGTTTCTTTAGTTTTTGAACCTGCTTCTCATATTCCTCTTGGGTGATGTACTGTTGGTCGAGGGCTTCCTTCAGGCGTTCGGTCTGTAGTTCGAGTTCGGTCTTTTGGTCGAGTCCGAGTTGCTCGCGAGCCTGCTGCTTGCGTTCCTCGTTGGCTTGTGCGAGTTCGAGTTCCTTGTCGGCATACTTCTTTATTATGGCTGCGTTGGCGCGCTGTCCTGCCTCTATGATGGCGTTCTCGTCTGCTCCCGCCTGTCGGGCGAGTTCGAGACCTGCCTGTACGTAGGCGCGGACTGTTTCGAGTTCCGCCTGCTTTTGGGCGGTGAGGGTGAGTTGGATGTCTTGCTCTCCCATGGCGGTTAGGTCGTCCACTTGGTCGTAGTATTCCTGAAGGGCTTGGAGTTGGGCTTTTAGGGCGGCTTCGGGGTCTTCCTTTTGACCCAAAGCTGACGCTTTGGGCACGGGAGCTGACTTCGGTTTTTTGGGCGACGCGGACGCGTCTGTAGAGGCGAAGGGGTCGGTGGCAGAGCCTTTGGTGAGTTGGGACTGTAGCTTGAGCTGCTTTTCCAGGAGCTGGTTCATGCGTGCCTTGAGGGTGTTTGCCTCCTTCATCTTCTGGTTGTAGGAGGCTTGTGCCTTTTCGAGGTCGGAGGTGCCTGCCTTTTCGCGGTTTTCGTAGGTGGCGATGATTTTGCCGTCGCCGGCATCAACCTGTCCGGTATAGACTCGCTCCGTCTGTCTCTGTTTGGAATATTTCCTGGTGTTGCCCTGGCTGTCCTTGGTAATGTTGTAGGCATCCTGTTCGGCTGTGGCTGCTTGGTTGGCAAGGCTACGTATCTGTGCCTCGATGACCATCTGCTCGCAGTATGCCTTTGAGTTCTTGACGAGGGCGTTGTACCACTCTTGCACTGACTTGTAGTAGCCGAGCGCCTCGCCGTATTTGGTGTTCATCTGCTTCACCAGTTCAATCTCCTGTTGCTTCGAGCCTTTGAAGGCGTTGAGCGTGGCGATGTCCTTCTGCAGTTCGGCATTTGTCTCGGTTTGGATGCGGTTGAGTTCCTTTTGTTCCGCTGACAGCTCTTTGGTTGCCTTGGTGGCATCGGAGGCTTTTTCGCGGAAGGCTACGAGGTAGGTTATCACTCCCGCTATGGCAGAGCCGAGAAGCACGAAGACGTTGGTCTTGCACGCAGTGTTGAAAATGGTCATTGCCGTGGTGGCAGCCTTGGTGTTTGTCACCATCTGCCATAGAGCCTTGTTGGTGAGTGCGCTTGTTGCAATGAACAGACCGAGCGTGACAGTCACGGCTGCAACGATTTTCCTATGCTTCAGCAACACATTGAGGAATTTCGTGATATAGAGTTCTCCACTACCAAACACGCTGCTTAATTCCTCCTTGTATGGAAGGAGGGTGTTTCCGAGTTCGAGCTGTGCGTTTTTCAGTTCGGTGGCTTTTTGTAAAGCACGGTCGGCTGCTGAGACGTAGTTGTCGCCGGCTGCCGCCAGTTGGGTGTCAACGATGTTGGCGACAGCTTTCATGAAGTCTCCTGTCTTCGCTACCTGCTCGTTTATTTCGGCTGCTGAGAGTCCGAGGTTGTCGAGGATCATTACGGACTTGCGTCCGAGACCTGTGACGATGGACTGGGTCATATATTCCACCGACTGTCCGGTCTGCTGTGCTTTCAGCTGTGCGAACTGGAGGTATTTGCCGAGGTCTTCCAATGGTATGCGGAAGTCCTTTGCCTGTACGGCGGCTTTCATCAGTTCCACGTCGTTGACAGTGCCTTTTGTGGCAGTGCGGAGGTCGTCGAGCAGGTTGGGTTGGTTAAGTTCGTTGAAGGCTTTTGTCACTCCGTCGGCTTCTTCTGCCAGCTTAATAGAGTCCTCCATGAGTTCCTTTGTTGCCTGGCATATATCAGCAAAAGAGTTCTTTACCTTCTCGATTACACCGAGCCTTATTGAGCTCCAGAAGAACGACTCTGAATTATCGTTCTTTGCAGCATCTTTCCAACTTTCCGTTGCATGTTTGAGGTCTGCCATGCGTTTGTTAACATCATTGAGCTTGCCTGAAAGTTCCTCGTACTTTTCTGGTTGCAATGCAGGCACGATATTGTTGAGTTCCCTTTGCAGTTCCCTTGCGCGGCTTCTCAGCTGAGCCATGCTCATGTCGTTGGTGTTGAGTGCGGCAGTCTGCTTCTTTATTTCTTCAGATGTTTTCCTTATCTTAGGTGTTAGTTTTCCGAGCTGCCTGTCCAATTCATTCCAACGCCCTTGATTCTTTTTGCCTTGGACCTCTTGCTCAAGCATTTCGTGCCTGAGCTCCTTTTCTTTTCTCTTCAAATCTGATAGTGTGCCGTTAAGTTTGTGAATCTGCTTTTGGGCTTCTTCGACTTCAACATTAACGGTGTACTTGATTTGGTCTTCCGATAAATTTTTCTTTGCCATATATATAAAAAGAAATAATGGTTATCTCCGGCAAAGATAACCATTATTACAGTCTCGGCAAAGGACTACTTCTTGTGTGTGCAGAAGAAGATGGGGATGCCGAGGATTGGGGTGAGCATGGTGCAGATAAGGATAAAGTCTATCTTGTCCATCATCTTGCGTCCTGATGTGAAGAATGGCATCAATATCAATGAAATGATGCAACTTAAAACTATTGCTATTTTTATTATCATAATTCTGTTGTTATTTTCTGTTCTTGAATGTTTCTTCCAGTTGCTCACGAAGCTGCTGGCGTATCTCGTCTGTGAAGCCGTAGCGGAGTTGGGGGAAGACTTGGCGGTAGAGGATGCCCCAGATGGTGCGGTTGTAGAGGGCGAGCTGCTTACGCAGGAACTTGCCTATGCGGTCGTGTCGGGTGCGGTACTGCATGTCGAGGAAGCGGACGTAGGGCATGAGTGGGACGCTGATGGAGCGTGAGGTCTCGGTGACGCGTACCGTCGTGTGGCGGTCGCGCGCCCATTGTCGGAGGCGGCCGGATTGGGTGCCGAGCATCTGCGCCACCTGCTGTTGTCGGGCGAAGATGCTGTCCATTCCCTCTGCCATAGTGGTGGCGACGAACTTTTTTCTTATGAGCGATTCTGTTATCATGGGGCAAAGATACGGTGATTTTTTGAGATTTGCAAGTGTTTTGACGGAAAAAAGCGGGGGCCTCACGGCTGCCGCTTTCTTCACTTCCTGCGTATTGTTGAAAAAAATTAAAAGGATGGTCTTGGTTTGGGGGAATTGTGCGGGCGGGACGCCCACACCCCCAGCGGCGGTGTTAGATGTAGTCGGGAGGGAGGTCGGGGGTTGGGCGGCATGGCCAGTTGGTTGGCTCCAGGTTGCGGTCCACTGCGTGCTGATGGGCGGCTTTTGCGCCCAGCGAGAGGTTGAAGAGGTCCTTTGCCGTCAGTCCCTCTATGAAGTTGCCGTCGAACGAGACCATGAACACACCATGCGACTGGTAGTGCTCGTCGTACTGTTCCTCTACTCTGATGTTGCCATGCTCGAAGCTGAAGAGCTTCTGCTTGCGTTTTTGTATTTCTTTCTCTGTCATGATTTTACTCTCCTTTGGTTTGTTGTTTTGATTCCGGTGTATTGCCTATTTTTCTAATCTCTTCATAGCATCGTTGAACGTGACGCGCATAAAGAACTCGAACTGTTCCTTACATTCCCTTCCGTTCAGAATTATCGCCTCCCCAACGATCCTTAATGCCATGCCTGCCCAAATGTCTATTACGTCTATCAGGTCAATATTTCCCTCCTTATCCCTCAGCTTGTCTGCCAAGAAATCGAGTGTCGCCAATGTTATTTTTGTCTTTTCTTGCGGTTCCATTGCTTACCTTTTTTGTTATTTTATTGTTACTCCGCATAAGCTAAGCCATCATTACTACCATCACCAAGCCAGACTTTATCTGCTTAGCCCGCTCCTCACTAAGCCGCCACTTCACATCCTTGAGGAAAAGGTTGATGGTGCCGCCCAGCAGTGCCATGACATCTCCGGAGGTGACAATTCCGTCCTTGTTCTCATCCACCAAATTCTCGATGAAATGAAGAACCTTCAGTGACTTTTCCTCCATCTCCTCGTTCTCGTCCACCAAAGTCTCGATGAAATGAAGAGCCTTCAGCGACTTTTCCTCCATCTCCTCAACGCTCATGTGCTTATTCTTTCCTTTTTTATCCATAATTGCAAGAATTTGATTAAAAATTCGGGTCTTCGTTCTCGTCGGCAGATGCTGCGTCGCATTTCTCCGCCATGTCGTAGAGGGCTTGTGTGGCTTTGCAGAGATATGGTTTCACCTCGCCGCTTTTGTCCTCCACCAATATATCGTCTATCACGTGTAGATATATGATACCAAAAACACGGAGCCCTTTATCGTCTTCCAAACTGAATGACCTGCCTTTGTAATAGTTTACGCACAGCTTCACGCGCTTAACCTTGCTTGCCGCCTTCTTTATCCTTTCCACTTGCAAATCAAAGGCCTTTTCCGTGTAAGCCCAATTGACCAAGCTCTTCATCAGGTCGTTGACAGGTGCTACGCACAGTGGAGCGGATTTCATAGTCGTTACTGAAGTTACTACTATCATGCCTCGCCTCCTTCCTTGAGGTTGACGTAATACGCACGCTTAAGCTCAGCGTCGAGCACCTTTATCTCCGAGTCGAGTTCTGCACGCACAGAGGCATACTTGCGGTGGACTTCGTCCTTATGCTTGTTGAGGTAGCGGATGTTTTCCCTCTTCTCGTTCTCCACTCTTTCGTTGAACGCCTTTATCTTGTCGGCGGCGTTGCGGTGGGCGAGAAGCTTGTCGTCCTCTATCTTCTGTATCTCCTGACGCTCCTTTTTGCGGCAGTCGAAGATCTGGTCCTGAAGCTCCTTGCGGCAAGCCTTGTATTCTTCCTGTGTCATGATTTTGTTCCTTTCTTTATTGTGTTAGTATGATTAAACCTGTAGGTGAGCCACATTGCGGTGGCGAGGGAGGTGACGGCGGCGAATGGTGCTGCCTCGATGGCGAAGGCAGTGAGCACTACGCACGCCGTGACGAGGTTGATGCGGAGGGCGAGGCGGCGTGTGACGGGGAACTCGCCTATGCGTGAATACCATTCCGAACGCTGGTCGAGCCAATGGTCGGCGCGCTGCTTTGCCTCGGTGAGGGTGGCGACGATGTCGATGGGCTGTGGCTGGAGACTCGAAGCTGGGGCTTCGAGCATGGGGGCTGCTGATTGCATTGCTTTTGTCTGCATGGTTGTGTCTCCTATTTTTTTTAGTTGCGGCGATGCGCGCCGTGCGCCTTACGGAAACAAAGATGGCGGCCGCCATTCCGTTTTGCAAAACTAAATCAGTCGAGACTCGCCAAGGAGCTTCAGGATTTAACGGAAGGCGGCCGCCGGTGTTTATCGAGACCGTTGGGTGCGGCGCTGCTGCTATGCAGAAAAGAAAAAGTGAGAGACCGTTAACGAAAAACGCCCTTACCTCTTTCGCAGGGTTGGGCATCTGTTGACCGTCGTGCCCTTGACATTCGTCTTGCGACTAAAATAGTTTTGCGGTGGCAAAGGTAAGGCGATTTCGGTTAACAACAAAAAAAAACGCTAATTTGTGTTAATGCTATCAACTTAGCATCGTTTTTAACTTTTGTTTAGGGAAAATGGGGGCGAGGGTTGGGGTTGCACACTTGCAGCTGACGCTGCAAGCACGGGGCTGCTGTGGGAAGGGGAGAGGAAAGCCCCGCGGGCTTCGCAGCTGGCAGGGCTTGAGACGAATGAAGTACTAACACACTAAAACTAAACTTATAATAACTAAAACCTAAAAACTAACTCAAAAAAACTAACCTAAATAACTAATATGAAACACTTATTGCGAACGAGTGTGCGTGCGGTACTCCTATCGTATGTCGAATGGGTCGGTGGAGGTGATGTCGAGCATCATGGTCCAGCCTACTGCCCCAAGCTCGGTTGCCACGAAGGGGACAAACTGGGCTGTGAGGAGCTGGTCGCGGTCAGCCCAGGGAAACGATCCGCTGTCGGAGTCGTCGAGGAGGTGGGCATAGACGGTGTTGAGCTGCTGCAGAGTGCGCTCGTTGATGATGAGCCGCTCGAAGGAGTCGGTGCGGTCGCTTGCCTTGGTGGCTATGGTGACGGCTATCTGCTGCGTTGCCTGTAGGGTGCGTGGTCGGGAGGAGGAGAACGTTATCTCTCCGTAATCTACCATGAGGAATGAGCCTGTGAGGCGTTGGAGGAGTTTTTGCAGCTCGTCGAAGGACTGGGCATAGACGTAGTTGTCTATCTCTGGCAGTACTGACTCCGATGGGAGTGTGGCGAGATAGGCGAGGAGCTGGGAGTATTCGGGCATTTCGCTTTGGCCGAGTGTTGCCATTGCCTCCGTTCCGCGCTTGGCGGGGAACTGGGCGAAATATTTGAAGATGTCTATTATCATATCTTTTAGAGGTGAGAGGTGAGTGGTGAGAGATTAGTGGACGATGTCGTTGACTACGGAGATGGGGAGACCGGTGCGAGCGGCTATGTCGGGGGTGGAGATTTCCATTGAGCGCATGGAGCGGACGGTGTCGATTGTCTTCTTGCGCATGATGGAGAGGAAGGTGACGACATTCATCTGCTCCACCTGCTCGACGGTGCCGTAGCCTTCGGTGGCGAGGTCGTAGAGGGTGTCTGCCATCGTGGTGGCAATGGGCGAGGGCTTCGCTGGCTTGAACTGGGCAAGGAGGGAGAAGTGGGTGCGGGTGTAGAGGAAGTTGACAAGGGCCTGGAAGATGACCTTTACGGCGAGGAGATGGAGAGGGGACTGGCGGCTCATGAGCGGCACGAGGTCGAGAGCCTGTGTGGTGTCGTAGGGGTGTGGGGCATAGAGGATGGCTGCGAGGAGGGGTAGCTGCTGTTCGCCGGCGCGGAGGGCATCGATAGCCTCGATGTACTGGAGGGCGGTGAGGGAACAGGTGAGGCGGTCGCACTGCGTGCCGATGGTGTAGGCGGCGCGGGAGGCGAGCGTGGGGAGGAACTGACGGGCGAAGGTGAGGTTGGGGGTAGCTTCGGCGGTGAAGATGAACGTGACGCGCTGGGCTATGGCGAGGAGGTCGGGGGCATGGTGCTTATTGACTATTTTCGCAATGTCGAGTCCGAGGGCTGAGCAGGTGTAGCGGCATAGCACCTCGTTGGGGGTGATGCTGCCGCCGTAGAGGTCGGCGAGGGCTTCTACTATGGTGAGGAAATCGGCGGGGGCGATGGTTTCCCACGAGTTGGGCAGCCTGATGGGCGTGCTGCCTATGGAGAGGTTGATGTATTTTTCCATACTTTGTTTTTCTTAGGGTGCCATGATGATGAGGTCGTCGGGGGCGTTGTAGGCAGAGGGGCTGCAGTAGTTGTGGTCGGAATAGTCAGAAAGCACCATGTCGATGTTTTCGAGCAAGGTGTTCACCTCGGCTTCGAGGTCGGAGGCGAGACGCTGCGCGTCGGTGCGCTCGTCGCGTGCGGTGCGGGTTTCCTTGGAGTCGGCGAAGAGGTTGCGCAGCGTGGCGGGAAACTCGCCTATGTCGAAGCGGCGGAGGGCTTTGGCTATGGTGAGCTTGGCGAGGGCGAGGTTGAGCTGGGTGGTGAGACCCGAAGCTGACGCTTCGGACACGGGGGCTAAAGGCGAAGGAGAGGCTTCCTCTATGCGGGTGTAGTAGGGCTGGAGGCAGGTTTGGAGTGCCTCGATCTGGAGGGGGACGGTGCGATAGAAGAAATGGTAGGAGAGGTCGATGGGATAGATGGCATCGAAGTCCTCGGTGCGGCGCAGGCGGCACTGGGCGAGGAGGCGGCCATAGCGTGAGTTCTGCCAGATGGCAGCGGGGGAAGCCACGTCGTCGGCATCGATGGTGGAGTCGAGCAGGCGCAGCAGCTCGTCCATTGCGGCATAGTAGCCCTGCATGTAGTTGCGCTGCATCTGCTCCACCTCGTAGCGGTAGGTGTCGGTGCCGCCGGAGCGTCGGCGGTTTACGGCATCGTGCATCACTTGTATGGACATGATGCGGTTTGCCATTGCCGAGCGCAGGGCTTCGAGCAGCTCGTCGTCGTCGGAGGCGATGATGGCATTATAGACTGGGGCAGTGGTAATCGATGCCACTGCCTTTTGGGCGAGGCGTGCTGAGGGTTCGAGGTCGTCGAGGGTGTTGGAGGTGTCAACGCCCTGAACGTATAGGGTGAACTGTGAGAGGGTGTCGAAGAGTTCTTTTAGCATGGGGTATTGTTTTTTTGTTGTTATGGACTTGCAGCTGACGCTGCAAGCACGGGGGCTGATGGCGGAGGGGACTTGTGCGGGCGAAACGCCCACACCCCCAGCGGTTAGGACTGCTGGCGGTTTAGGCGGTCTTGCGGTGAGATGTCCTCTTGGCGTTGGGGGACTTCGCGGTAGAAGCCTATGCGGTAGCCTTGCTGGTAGAGGTCGGGGAAATTGAGGCGCAGGGCGAGGTTGAGCGGCTCGGCGCAGATTTCGTCCTCCGATGTGAGCGACATTATATATATAAGGTAGTTGTAATAGCTGTCGCTGCCCGACTTCGAGATCACTCCGTCCTTATCTACGGCTGAGATGGCAGCGTCGAGACCCACGGAGGAGAGGAGTGCCTGTTCGGTGCGCTTGTCGTAGGAGATGAGCGACTCGATATATTCCTTGTATTTCAGATCGACGGTCTCGATGCGCCATGCCTGTTCGTGGCCTTGCTGGTCGTTGAAGGAGAAGGTGGAGTATGCCTTGCCCTGGTTTGCCTCGCCACTGAGATAGCTGGAGAACTTGCGGAGCTCAAGTCGTATATACTCTATAAGCAGCGACTCGCGGAACTCGGTGCCTATCTCGATGCCGTTGTACTTGACGAGAGGCAGATCCTTTGCCAGTCGGCTCTTGTTCTCCTCGCAGAGGCGCGCTATCTGGTTGCGCTTCGACTCCACCCATGCGTTTGGAATGACGATGTGGATTTTTGCGGCGAGGGAGTTTTTGAGGAATGAGTTGATGTAGTGTGCGGTGCGGTTTGAGCCTTGAATGTAGGGACGTGCTCCCTGATGGGTCTCGTTGACACCGTAGAACTCGTCGATGGACTTCTCGCGGTGGTGGCTGACGGCAGCGAAGCGGTAGTCTGCCACGTTGCGTATGTCGAAGCGTGGATAGATGCGGTAGCGTGAGGCGTGTGCGCCCATGCCGTACTGCCATCGGCCTACGGCGACGTGGGTGAGGTCTTGGTAGCTGACGAGCGACCACGCCACATCGCGCCGCATGGTGGCAAGGAGGCAGTCGCGGTTCTCCATTGCCTCAAGTGCAGCGACAGGGAGCGAGGTGCCGAGCATCTTGCCACGCGAGAAACGCCACTTGACGAAGAAGTCGCCGAGGTAGTAGAAGTTCTTGATGCAGGTCTTGCAGAACTCCTCCACTGACGGGAGTCCCATCTGTGGCCATGAGTCGAGCCACTGCCTCACCTCGGGCATTTCGGTGTAGATGCGCTTGAGCTTGTTGTCCTCGATGGTCTGGCGGTAGATGGCGGGACCGTGGCCGTAGAGCATCTTTATCATCTTGGAGTAGAGGCGCGGTAGGAGGCGGTTGTTCTTTATCTCGGTGATGACTTCGTCGCAGAGGGTGTTGTTCCATCCACGGGCAAGGACTTGGTAGCCTTGTATGGAGAGCCACTGGTGGTCGTGGGGGATGAGGAGGGGGGCGGCTACAGAAGGGAGACTCGAAGCTGACGCTTCGAGCACGGGGGCTGCTGCAGGGATGTCGCCAATCTGGAATGAGATGACGTTGCCGTCCTGGAGATAGATGCCGGCGTTGCCGTGCAGTTCGATGTTGTCGTTCATAACCATTCTATTTTATGGAGTTTGTAATCGTCTTGCGGGAAAGCCATGTAGCGTATCAGTATGCGAAAGCACATCTTCGGGTTGCCATCCTGGTCGGTGAAGAGGAAATAGTTCTCTGCCGACTCGCTGAACTTCTCGCGTGGTAGCTGCGTGCGCCATCGGCAGTGCTTCATGACCTTGAGGCGTGGCGTTGCCTCATTCGCCGTGCGGGAATAGGGGAAGAAGGCGATGTGGAAGTCGCCCTGGGGCAGGCGGCTTATCTCGCGTGCCCACTGTAGGGCGTGTGGTCCTTTAAGGGTTAGTGCTTCCATGGGGGCAAAGGTAGTGATATTATATAATAATGTAAAGGACAGGTGGGTTGCACACTCGAAGCTGATGCTTCGAGCACGGGGGCTGCTGTCATATTTCCGAAAAATTCGGGAGGTGCACGGAAGCGCGAGAAGTCAGCGGGGCGGGCTGTTTTCTGGCGTGTGAATTTTTTATTTTTTTGTTTTTTGGAGGGAAAGGGGTGAGGATTAGGGGGTTTTGATTTCCATCTATGTAAATTGGGGGCTTTATTGGGGGTTAAATTGGGATTATTGTGGTTTTAAGTGGGGTTTTTGTGAGGTTTTTACGGATTTTGGGGGTGAGATGAGGGTTTTTTGGATTTTTATTGACCCGAAGCTGACGCTTCGGGCACGGGGGCTGACGGGATTGTGCGGGCGAGACGCCCACACCCCCCCATGTGCGGGCGAGACGGAGGCTTGCTCTGCGGCGGGGATTAGAGGGTGAGGTTGGCAGGGAGGTCGGTGGGGAAGGTGGAGAGCTCGGAGCGGACGAGGTCGCCGTAGAGGCCGTAGAGGAGGTAGATCATGGCGGAGGGGAGCTGGGTGGTGAGCCCGGCTTGGCGCTTTAGGGGCTGCTTCTTCTCGCTGGACTTGTCGAGCATGATGACGTTGCCCTGCTTGATGATGGGCGAGATCATGATGGCGGAGCAGAGGTTGGGACACTCGTTCTCGTCGATGCGTATGCGTGGCAGGATGGGCAGCTGCTCGGCGAAGAGAAGCTGACAGAGCTTGAACTGCTGCCAATGGTAGATGGTGGCAGCACCCTCGTTGTGGAGAATGACGTTGAAACCGTAGCTCTCCAATGCGGTGCGCATGGCTCGGGAGTCGGTGGTGATTTGGTCGAGCTCCTCCTTGCGCTTGTTGCCTGCACGGTCGGGCCACAGGTGTATGGTCTTGTTGACGGAGTCGGCACCGAAGAACTGGTGGAACTCCCGGGCGAGGTCAACCTGCGTTTGTGGGAAATAAGCCCAGAACTCCTTTATGATGCGCAGCTCGCGGCCGAAGTCCTTCTTCTGGGCTACGATGAGGGAGGAGAAGTCGCCGGGGTCGTAGCCGACGTGGAGCTCGTCGGCGGGTGAGTAGTAGCGGAGGTAGTGGGCTGTGAGGCGGAACTGCTCACGGAGGTCCATGCGCATGATGGCATCATAGACGTAGGAGTCGGAGAACTGCTGCAGGTGGCGGTCGTAGGTGATGAAGAAGCGGTTGGCGACCTCCTTGCGGCGCACGGCACAGATGGCAGTGAGGAACTCGTCGATGTCGAGCGTGTCGAGCTGTGTGCGGAAGAACTTCTCACCGAGAATGTCCTTGTTGCAGAAGGAGGAGGCACGGATGTAGAGCACGGCATTGCGTCGCATGTCGGCGAGGCGTGGCTGCCATCGTGCGAGGAAGGCGTTGAGACGCTGCTGTTCGAGTCGGATTTGCTCCATGAGGATGGGGTCTTGTGTCTGCTTCATCTTTGCCTGAAGCTGATGTTGGAGGAAGAGGGACTTGTTGACTTGGAAGGAGACGGAGGCTATTTCCTCGATGAGCTGCGGGTTTTGGCGGCGCTCGTAGTCCTCGAACCAATCGTCCTCGCCGAGATCGACACGTGCGGTGTCGCTGACGCCTGTCACCCCTTGATAGTAGGGCGAGCGGCGCACCGAGGCTGGACCACCACGGAGCGAGGGGAAGAGTCGGGTCTTGAGTTTCTCGCCGCTGTTGTGCTTCATCTCCTCGATGAAGGCATGCACGGCATTTCGTCCGGCAACGCTCTCGGGCTGGTCGGAGGATACGAGCTGGAGGTGTGCGCCGTTGCGGAACACCACGGAGTGCTTAGCGTAGGCTATGGGATAGCGTGGGAGGCGGAAGTGGGAAGGCAGCTTGGATTCTCCGATGACGTAGTCGATGCCATATTGGAGCATGGGACGCTCGATGCCTCCGACGTTGACGAGACGTGAGAACGAAGCCTGAATGTTTGGCCAGACGTTGGTCATGAGTGCGACGTAGGTCTTGTGGACGAGGAAGGAGAGTTCGCCTGGCATGTCGTTGACGACACGGATGAGCCGTGGCGTGGTTACGCCTTCGGTCTTACCTGTGGCACGCGCCCACTCGGCATAGAGCATGTTGGGGTCGATGAAGTTGGCGAGCAGCTGCACGCGGTTGAGATAGTATTGTTCAAAGTCCTGCACCTTTTCGGAGTCGGTTTTTCTCGTCGGTATCGACGGGCAGTTGGTCAATGAGGTTGGAGTAGAAGCCTTGGTTGTGCTTGGCAGCGATTTGCTTCAGGCTCTTCGACTCGAAGCCCAGTAGCTCGGGTGTGACCTCGGGGGTGAAGAGCATGGTGATGCCTATGTGGCTTGCGTTCTCGACTATCTCGGAGGCGCGGCGGCGGCACTCCAGGGCTGACTCCTGGCAGCGTGCGGCGGTGCGGAAGTCCTCGGCGGCGATGGCTTGTGCGGCGAGGTCCTCGTAGCGGTCGGCATAGACGTTCTCCCAGACTTTTATGCTGACGTTGTTATCGACACAGAAATAGTTTATAGCCTGATAGACTCGCGCCTGACAGGTGCGCAGCTCTATCTGGACGTGCTGCTCGGCTGCTATGCGCTCACGGAGCTTGCGTGCGCAGCTGGAGATGTTGTGGTCGGTCTCGTAGATTTCCATCGACCACTGCAGCTGCTGTAGGAAGAGCTGCTCTGCTATGGGGATGGCAGGGCAACGTCCAGTGGCGAGGAACTGGGCTATGAGGTCGGGGTGGAGCTGGGAGATTTTTTCTATTGAGGACTTCATTCTTTTTTCTTTTTAGACTTGCAGCTGACGCTGCAAGCACGGGGGCTGAGGGCGGCTACTTCAGGCGGAGGACGGTGGTGAAGAGGGCGAGGCGGACTTTGTAGCGGGCGAGGGCCTCGCGGTCGGTCTGACGGAAGGGGAGGCGGTCCTTGCGCTTGAGGTAGCTCTGGTAGCGGCGGACGCTGTCGGCACAGCAACGCTGGAGGCGGAGGAACTCGTCGGGGTCGTTGCTTAGGAGGGAGCGGAGCTCGGCGGTCTCGTTCTTGCCCTGGAGGAGTGGGTGGCGGTTGAGCCACTTTCCGCCGTCGTTGAACGACTGAAGCTCGTCGAAGCACTTGAGGTTGCGGATGCGGAGCTCGGCAAGCTCGGCTATGGTGGCGGCGGTGGGTGCGGTTTCGAGGATTTCATCGAGCTCGCGCATTCGGCGGTAGGTGCTTATTCGGTCGTTGTAGATGATGGTGGCGAGCTGGGTGTCACGGTCGTCGAGGTCGTGCCATCGGATGCGGGGATACTCTTCTTCTTTGGTGAGGATTTTTTTTTAGCTGTTTCCTTCTTTTGGGGTGCTGACTTTCGTGCGGGCGGGACGCCCACACCCCCAGAGACGCCCACACCCCCAGCGGCGGTGCGGTTGCGCTCGATTTCATCGCGGGTGGTGACGGAAAGGAGATGGCGCAGAATGGTGGGCTGATAGCGGCGCGGGCTGATGGCGAAAGAAGACACATCGAGGTCGGGACGCAGCTGACGAAGCAGCGCGAGGTCGCGGTCGGCTGAGTCGGGGCGGTGGAGACAGACTACGAGGGATGAGATTTGGCGGTCGGTGTACATATTTTATTTGGAGTTAAAGGAGTTAAAGGAATTAAAGGAGTTAAAGGAGTTAAAGGAGTTAAAGACAATAGTTGTTTCGTTGCTTTTGTGAGTTATCTACACCAAAACATACGTCTTTAACTCCCTTGAGTTACTCAGCTGCGAGGGCTGTGAGCTCCGGCACCTTGCCTATGAAAGGATAGGGGAGGTCGGTGCTGGAGCGGGTGAAGGTGAGGGTGGTGTAGCGGCCGTCCTTGTCGTCCTTTGTCTCCATGGTGGAGAGGACCATCGGACGCTCTGGCTCGCCGAGTATGAACCACTGCTTGTCCTTGACGTGCTTGAAGAAGATGATGAACTTGCCGCCCTGCTGCGCCTCTACGAAGTTGTTGACCTCGTCGCGGTCGCCACCTGCAATGATGACGAAGGTGTTGGTGCCGGAGGTGGTGATGTCGCCTTTCTCGATGTTGGTGATGAGAGTAGGAATGTCGTGTGCCTCGATGTAGAAAGGTGCTTCTGAGTCGGCAAGGCTGATGGGTGCGGTGACGGAGCGTTTGCCATTCTCGCCAATGACGGCTTCGGGGAACACGTCCATGTTGAGAAGCTGATGGACTTCGAGAAGATAGACCTTGTAGGCAATGGCAGATCCGTGGGTTTCGCGGTCGCTGACATCGTCGATGCTGGCAATGCCTACGGCAGCGGCTATGGAGAGACCGGGGGCGGCGTAGGCGGCTGAGAAGCCAAAGAACGCGTCGAGCACGAGGCTGACTGACACGAGGACTGCCGCAAGGGCGAAGGTGAGGATTTGGTTTCTTTTCATATTCTTTTTTTTGTTTTTGTTTTGAAACTGGGGGAAAGGGCGGCGGGCGGAGCGGGGCTTGCAGCTGACGCTGCAAGCACGGGGGCTGCTGCCGCCCTTTCGGATTTACAATTTATCGCAGAGAAGGTGTAGTACCTTGGTTAGCGGCCACCTGGGACGTTGGGCTGGAGGGCAACGTTGATGGTGCGCTTGCCACCCTCGCGACGCTCAAGCTCGGCAAAGTTGCCGTCGGGACGGAGGATGACCATGATGTAGTCGCCCTCGGCGGTAGGAGTGAAGGCTTTGGTGAGGTTGGCGAACTTGCCGCTCTTGGCAATGGTGGTGGCGTTGGTGGCTGAGCCTATCTCGATGCAGTATGCCACGCCCTCCTTTGCTCCCTCGATGTCGGTGAGGGCTGTTGCGCCGGTGTTGGCTGATGTGATCTGCCAGATGCCATCGGTTGCCTTGAGCGTGGTGGCATCGGCTGCGACGGTGGCTGCCCACTGGTTCATGAAGATCTGCTGCCACTCGTAGTTGTTGGCATCGAGCTCAGCCTTTGTGGCGAACTTGCGTCCGGTGAAGGCAGCACCAGTGCCCTCTTTCCATGTTGCCCATGCGCGCACCATCTCCATCTGCTCCTCCATCTTGATGTTGTACATCTCGCCTGGAACGAACTCGATGAACTGGATGTTGCCAGGGATGTCCATCATCATGAACGAGAGCTGACCGAGGTAAGGCAGCCAACGGATCTGGATGTCGGTGTCGGGAACGACATTCATGTAGGAGCCTGGACCAGAGAAGTCGATGTCCTTGCCATACTTGGCGCGGATGTTCTTGATCCACCATGGCTTGTGACGCTCGTTGAGATAGAGCACGTGCTGGTCGATGTCCATATCCTCGGAGAGGGTGCTTACGACATCGTCGCAGAAAGCCTGCACGGCATCGAGCATGGTGGCATCGGTGTAGCGGCGATAGGAGTGCTCCTCGTCGTCGTGTAGCTTGATGGAGTAGTCGTGGACGTAGCGCAGCAGGGTGTAGAGAAGACCAGTGCCGGCATTGAGGTAGCTGCCTGCCTTGCCCTCCTCGGGCTTGACATAGATGCCACGTACGCGGCGTTTGTTCTGCTCGACCTGCATCTGCTCAAGCTGATGGAGTATGCAGTACTCGACCATCGACCACTTGATTGGGTCGGAACCCTCCTTGTTGAGATAGGCGATGTACATGCGCTCCAGTTCCTTCATAGGTCCGAACTTGAGCTTCACCATACAGTCGTCAACATAGCCTATCTCGTTCTCGATCTTCATCGAGCCCTTGTAGATCTCGCCAGTCTGGTAAGCCTGCGAAACCTCGCCGAAGAAGGTGTTGAAGAGCAGGTCGCGGTCCTGCACGCCGTAGCGGATGGGGAAATACTGCGTGAGGTCGCGCTTCTTCAGCACACGGGCGATGAGAGCGTCCTGACGGCGGATGATGAACTGGTTGCCCACGCCTGCCTTCTCAACTCCCTCGAAAGAGGTGGAGTACTCGCCAGAGGAGAGAGCCTTGAGGTCGGTCATCTTGTTGGCGACGAGATATTGGTAGCGGGCAGCGAGACTGCGGGCATAGGCGCGTGCCGACTTGCGGAAGGCACGGCCATCGGTCTCCTCGTCAACGGCAGGGAGGGAGAGAGCCATGCGTGGGTTGGCAGCGATCTGATTCCAACGGTCTTTCATTGAGAACAGCGGGTTCTCGATGCCGAAGAGATACTCAGGCGTGTTGCCGAAGCCGTTGAGAGAGACAGGCGTGCCGTTGACGGTGGCGGCGGGCTGGTCGGGGGCAGGCTGCTGGGAGAGCTGCGCCATGACGTTGCTCATTGACTCGATGCGTGCTGCGATGGTGTCGAGGGTGGCACCCTGGCAGCCGTTCTTCTTCTTTTTCTTGCAGTCGCCGTTGTTGTTGTCGTCGTCGTCCTCGTCGCTTTCCTGACTTGCAGCTGACGCTGCAAGCACGGGGGCTGCTGCACGGTCGAGGAGGGACTGGATGGCATCGAGGGTCTGCTGCTGCTCTGAGGCCTGCTGCTCGGCGGCGATGTCGTCCTGAAGAGTGGATTGATACTTCTTCTGGTACTCGGCTACGAGGGTGTTGTACTCCTCGCTGGTGAGAGCCTTGTCCTGGAACTTCTTGGTGAAGCCAAGATGTTCGAGGACGGTCATGAGTTTTTCCTTGAAATTCATAATATTCACAAAATTAAAGTTATTAAAAATGGCTAAATGCTATTGTAGATGAGGTCGCGCACGAACTGGTCGTTGGCATACTTGTCGGCAAGGGCTGCGGTTTCGGCAACGGCTTGGTCGAAGGTGCGCTGACCATCGGCAAGCCCTATGTCGATGGCTGCCTTGGTGTAGAACGTCTCGCCGCGCAACACGGGGGCATCGTCGGGTAGCTTGGCGAGCTTTGGGCGGTGGGCACGTACGCAGGCGAGGAACTCGTCGTTCATGGGGTTGAGCACGTCGGCGATGAACTGCTGCGGCTTGGCGTTGCGTAGGTCGTCGAACATCTTGTTCTTGAGGTCGCTCTGCGTGGCTTTCGCCTCCACCTTGCGTATGCCCATCTCGGCATAGTAAGGCTCGAAGTCGTAGAAGGAGGTCATGGTGCCGATGCAGCCAACGAAGTCGAAGAGGGTGTTGGCGAAGAGCAGCTGTGCGTGGCAGGCTATGTGGTAGGCTGCCGAGCAGGCTTGCTCGTAGATGGCGACTATGGGCTTCTGACAGTGGTCGAGGGTCTCGCCGAGGCGGTCGAGATACCATGCCTCTCCGCCCGGCGAGTTTATATGAAGAAGATGGGCTGCTATGAGCGGGTTCTGCTCTGCCTCGATGATATCGCGCTCAAACTCCACGGTGGAGAAGAGCCAATGGGAATGGGCCGTGATGGGACCGAAGATGCGGTGGTAGGCAATGCTGCGGTCGGGGAGCTCGGGGGATGAGAAATCGTTGGTGAGGGTGATTTCGCGGGTGTCGGACTCTTGTTTTATCTTTATGCGCTGAAGTGCTTCACGGCATTTTTGCTTGTAGGGCTTCTCGGCGAGGAAAAGAGAGGCGAAGACGGATTGCTGACTTGCGGCTGACGCTGCAAGCACGGGGGCTTTCTTGCCACTGGAGAAGGCTGCGACCATGAGCTGGCGGTAGCCTGCTGGAGTGATCCAAAGTGGTGCCTCGCTGAGGAGGATCTGTTGGAGTTCGTTCATGATATATATTATTTTCGGCAAAATTACTATATAAATAAGGTATATGCAAAGACGCGTCAGGCGAGAGGGTCGAAGAGCATGGTGGAGGAGAGCACGAGCTGCGAGCGCTGCAGGTGGCGCGTGATGAAGGCGGTGGCGGGCATGGTGATGGTGCCGATGTCGTAGGAAGTGCCATCGGTGGCGTGGAGGCTGACGATGGTGTGGCGAGGGCGGCGGAAGGCGGCGAGAATGCTGTCGGAGGGGGTGTCGATGACGAAAGTGTGGTCGCAGAGCCATGAGAGACCCGCGTCGGTGTCGGTGGGAGTGGGCAGGAAGGTGAAGGGGTCGGCATAGAGGGTGACGGTTTTTTGACTTGCTGCTGACGCTGCAAGCACGGGGGCTGATGCAGAGAGGAGGGTGAGGTCGATGCGGGATGTGAACTGTTTCATGAGCGTTTGGGATAAGTGAGGGTGATAAGATTCGCTTTTTGAGTGACAAAAAGGGGTGTTCGGTAAGTATTAAACTTTATTAAAAACACCGATTTTTGTCACTCTTGATTAGGGATTACTCTCCCATCTCGCCGCCATCGTCGGGTGTGCCACTCGGGTCGGTGCCCGGCTCGGTCTCAATGTCGCTGCTATCCTCGGAGGTGACACGCTTCACCACATTGCCATTGCGGTCGATGCAGGTGATGTTGATGGAGGTGCCTTGGAGGATGGTGCGGATGGCACTGGAGGGGGTGAACACCACGCGGCGGGCGGTGATGAGGTCGGTGCCTACCTTGGTGACATCGGGCACGGCCTGTGCGCGCACACCGAAACGCATGGTGCCCAGTCCGGGAATGGGGATGCTGTGACCCTCGGTTGCCCAGGTGTCGAATGCCTTGGCGATGGCAGTCCAGGCGAGGCTGATGACCTCAGGGGAGAGAGACGTGGCCTGAGCCACGGTCTTGATGACCTTCTCCTCCGACACCTTGGAATAGATGTCGGGATAGAGAACATAGCGGTACTCGCCCGGATCGTCGGGCGAGGTGGAGAACTTAAGGAGTCGCTCCTTTGCTGTGAGTTTGATTGCCATGGTGATTATGACTATTAAAGGTTAATAAATATGGAACAATACAGAGGCAAAGGTAGGGAAAAAACATGGAAGGCGGAAAGACGCGGGAAAGCCTATCCGCACTTGCCGGTAGGCTTATCGGCACGAGGGGGTAGGCTTAGGGGCGGGGCTTGCGCTGAGAGTAGCGGCGGCGTTGCTTGGGACGCACGAGGTCGCGATAGCGGTAGTAGTTCTTGAGAAGGGCGTCGGAGGTGATGGACTCAAGGCGGTACTGGCGCATGAAGTCATCTACGACATCGATGTTGCGCCGCGGACGGCCACGCTCCTCGTTCTCCATCATGGCACGGTGGAACTCGAAATTGAACTCGCGGCGAAGGCACGCCTCGATGGACCGTGCCGCCTCGGAGGAGAGATAGTTGAAGTAGGCAGGGTCTTTCCATGGGCCATCGGTGGAGGACGGACGACGGGAAGGTAAAGAAATGAGAAGGATGCCAGGGGAGGACTGTCCCGAGGCTGACGCTTCGGGCACGGGGACTGATGGGGGACGCTGCATGTGATGCCACACGCAGTGGTAGAGGTCGGAGGTGGAGGGTATGCGGATGCTGCCATCGGCACTGCTGGCATGGTATTTTTTCCTCGCATACTCCGCGAGGTGGGGCGTGATTTCGATGGAGCAGATTTTTTTCGAGGCTCTTTTTTTTCGTTCCATAGATTTTTTGCTTATTTTTTGTGATTTTTGCTCCTACACTCCTACAAAAGGGGCGTTGGATATGCAAAGGTACTAAAAATCAGCGAGATAACAAAATCGTAGAGGCAAAAAATGATGCTGCAAGGTGCTACTTTTTGTTGTAGGAGGTCTCCTACAGCTCCTACAAAAGGGCGGAAAAGGGCGGTTTTTGGGCGAATTTTGGTGTTTTTGGGATTTTTTGGAACCAAAACTGACGTTTTCGGCACTGGGAATGTTGCTCCTACAAAAACTACATGAAAACTACACGCTCCTACAAGCTCCTACAACGAAAAAACGATGAGTTTTCTATAAAATAATGATAATCAATAATATAAATATAGAATAGTTTGAACAAAGTTTTCATTTGTAGGAGTGTAGGAGATGTAGGAGCATTTTTTTTTGTTTTCTGAAGTTCAAAACTACACGTTCAAGGCTTTTTTTTTCAAAATTGGGGGTGCGGGGGTTTTTGCGCGCCTTGGGGCAGGAGCGGAAATGAAAAACCGCACCTACCTTCACAGGCAAGTGCGGCGTGATTTTACAATTCAAAAAAACCTATTAAATAACAACCAAAATATGTCTCGAAAAGTTTGGTAGTGTCGGATTTTTTTTGTAACTTTGCAGTGTATTAAATTGGGGTAAACCATTCCTTTTTTTAGACTATAGGAATGGCTTACCATCGGTGTAGTCAGCTTCTTCCTTGTTTATATTAGTGTCTGGCGCAGAGAACGGCAGTTCTTGCTGCACACTTGCGCCTGACGACGCAAGCACGGGGGCTGAGGGCTGTGCGCCTGAGGCTGACGCTTCGGGCGCGGTGGACTGGGATTGCTCGGCGCGGCGGTAGTCGATGTCGTACATCTCGACAAAGCGGTCGTAGTCGAGAACGATGGCGGAGGATACCGTGGTGCGGTAGGCAGTGCGGTTCTGCACGTTGCCGTAGGGGTCGGAGGTGAGTTGGATTTCCTCCCAGTTGAAGCGGCGGGAATAGACACGGCCAATGTAGCAGGGCGAGGAACGGAGGTTCTGGTCGATGGTGGACTGGGTAGTTCCGTCCTTGTTGAGTCCTGCCTGCTCGAAAATGGCGAACACTGGCTGCACGCGTATGAACATGATGTTTTTGTTTTGACCGAACACGATGTTCTGACGGTCGCCGGTGACGTTTCGTACGGTGACGTTGTCGGCCTCGGTGATGACGAAGTCGCGACCCTCCACGACCTTCTTGGTGTCGATGAGTATGTTGACGGCGGTGAAGAAGATGGCGAGCTTGTCTGTGGAGCTGATAGTGAGCTGCTGGTCGGTGATCTTCTCCTCGGCTATCTTGAAGAACTCCTGATAGGTGAACGGAAGGCGCATGTCGGGCGCATACTGCTCGATGAGCTTCACCATGCCGAGGAAGAGAGAGACGGTCTTCATGAGGCGGTCGGTCTCGCCGGCTATGACACGGCCACGTTTCAGCTCCTCGTAGGCTTTTTGGCGAAGCGGACGGAAATGGTCCATCACCAACGGGCGAAGCTGTAGCACACGCAGCAGCACGTTGGAGAGACCAACCTTTGAGGGATCCTCGATTTCCTTCAGGTGCTCGAAGAGGCGCGATTCCTCAGGCGTGCGGTCTTTCGGCTTGGGCACCTCGCAGATGATGACACGCGACATGAGCGCGTTGTCGTCGCGCTGAGGGGTTTCCTGACCGCAAATGATGACAGGGGCGAACACCTTGTCGCTCTCGATCTCTCGGGAACTGTTTGCCTTGCGCTTCTGCTTGGAGTCGCCATCATAGACGATGGACTTGAGGGCTTGGAACTTGGTGGGCGAGATGTCGTTGTTGTTGTACTCGTCGAGAATGACCGGCACGTCGCGGAACGACGACATATAGCTGATCATGGCGGCATCGGTGCCGAGGTTAAGGTTGAAGATGCTCTCATGGGGAGAGACGAAGAGGGAGCGGATGGACACGGCTATCTGGGTCTTTCCCGAAGACATGGGTCCCATGAAGAATGGGGCGGTGAAGAGGCGGTCGATGCAGTGGATGTTGGAGCGGAAAGCCGACATCACGGCAAAGACTGTGGCCCACTTGCCGTTGTCGTTTATCTTATACACCTCGTTCATCAGGCGCGCCCACTCGGTGAAGTCTATCTGTTTCTCCTTTGGCACCTCGCGGTAGGTGAGCTGTGAGATAAGCTCATACTTGTCGGCACGGCGGCCACCACCGGCATAGATGGTGGAGAAGGCAGGAAGGTAGTAGTTGCGGTTGTTGTGGGTGACTACGCCCATCTCGTTGATGCTCTCAAAGACCATCTGGTTGCCTATCATGTGGGCAATGCCGTTGGAGAAGGCAAAGAACTGCTCGTCCTGTCGGCGGCTGGTGCCCTCGGTCTGCTGGTTGCCATAGACCATTATCTCGGAGCAAAGGGTGTAGCGGCGCGACATCCACTCCTTTATCCTACGCCACTGCCAGTCCTCGCCGTTGGAGAAGTTGACAGCCTCGTAGTTGATTAGCACGTCCTCGATGGTGGACATCTTCTGCAATGCCTTTGAGACTACCTCTATGTAGATGGGGGTCTCGTAGTAGCGGCGGGAGATGCGCAGGATGCGCTTGTTCTGCTCGAAGTCCTCGTTGAAGATGTGGAGCAGAGGGGTGATGTAGAAGTCGGCGACCTGGGTGACGCCGTTGCCGTTTTTGTTGCGGAACACATAGCAGACAGGCTCGCCCTGCTTGTTAAGGCGTGGGAAGTAGCCGTATTGCTTCCACATCTCCCAGTAGTCCTCGTTGTCGCGGACGTAGGCGGGAGGCTCGTTGGCATCGAACTCGGTGTTGTCGAGCGCGTCGCTCTGCATGGTGACACGCAGGGCTGACTTGCGGGCGGCGACGAAGGGCTTGCGGAGGTCGTCGAACTGACCCTTGGTGAGTCCGAGCTGAGAGCAGTAGCGGTTGCGGTTGACAGTGACCACGGCATCGTCGGCATAGCTGGTAAGCTCGATGCACTGGCGGACGTGATCGACGCGGTCGGCACCGAGGTAGGACTTGAGGAACTTGCCCCAAATGGAGATGTAGAAGTCGATGAACGACTCCGTCACGTCGCCGCTGACAACGTAGAGCTTCTGTATGCCGAGGCGGTACATGTCGGCGAGGGTGGCGAGATAGTCGGAGGGCGTGCCATCGTCGGAGATGTGGCAGCCGGTGTCCTGAGTGGTGAAATAGCCATAGGCGGAGCGCAGGCGCAGGATGTCGGTCTCGTCGGGACGGCCCACGGAGAGCACTATCGGCTCATCGTCGAGGCGGTCGATGAAGTCCTGAAGCTGAGAGGTGACGATGGCGGGACGGTCTTCCTCAAGGTGCTGCTTGAGGGTGTCGAGACCATAGATGCCGTTCTGCATGGTTGGACCAACGGACTCGGGCAGCGAGTTGCGCAGGGCTAACACCTTCTTCTCGATGATGCCCATGCGGGTGTTGAAGTCCTTGGCTACGGACTTGAGATATTCGAGGCGCAGGGCTGCGTCGCCGACGGCTGCAATCATCTCTACGATGGTGTTGAGAGCATCGGCAATAGCGGTCTCGTCCTTGCAGCCACGCGGAACGAGGAGACGGCGGAAGGCATAGGGGAAAGCCTCGGTAAGCTCTTGCAGCTTGTCGGCGGTCTTGCTGCCATGCTCGCGGGCGAAATCGTCGGGGTCCTGACCCTTGGGCAGTCGCACGCACTTGACCTGAACGCCCGCCTTCAAGAGAAGGAGGCAGTTCTTGACGGCTGCCTTGATGCCTGCAGCGTCGGCATCGTAGATCATCACCACACGCTGCGTGAAGCGCACGATGAGCCGCACCTGGTCGTCGGTGAACGCCGTGCCGCTGCCGCCGATGACGTTCTCAACGCCGCAGCGGTGGAGCGACATCACGTCGAACTGACCCTCCACGAGGTAGGCGAAGTCCTTGCGCCCGATGGCGTGGCGTGCCTGGAAGAGTCCGAAGAGGTTGCGGCCTTTATGGAACAGTGGCGTCTCGCCGGTGTTGACATACTTGCCGCTGCGCTCGTTGGGAGTGACCTGACGGCCACTGAAGCCGATGACACGGCCGTGGAGGTCGAAGAACGGGAACATGAGACGGTCGCGGAAGGTGTCGAAGGTGCGGCCATCGTCGGCACGGCTCAGCACGCCCACCTCCACAAGCACGTCCTCGCTGTAGCCCTTCTGGCGCATGAAGGCAAGAAGGGCGTTGGCGGCAGGCGCATAGCCCACGCCGTAGTCGGACAGTGCGCGCTCGTTGGGGTCGCCATAGCCACGCTGCGTGAGGAACGTGCGTGCCTCCTGAAGCTGCGACTGGAAGAACTTAGCCGCCGCCTCGATAGCTATCAGCTGCGACTCGCGCTTCTTGTAGCGTGCCTCCTCCTCGGGCGTGGCCTGCTGCTCGTCAAGCTCGATGTTGTACTTCTTGGCGAGGAAGCGCAACGCCTCGACGAACGACATGTTCTCATGCTCCTGAAGGAACGATATGGCATCGCCGTGCTTACCACAGACGAAGCAGTGGTAGGTGCCACGCGAGGGTGAGACGACCATCGACGGGTTCTTGTCGTCGTGGAACGGACACAAGCCCTTGTAGTTGATGCCCGCCTTGCGCAGCGTGACAAACTCGCCGACGACATCGACGATGTTTGCCGCGTCGCGTATCTTGTCAATAGTTTCTTTGCTTATCATAGTTTCAACTTTGTTTTTTCAGAGGATTACGGTCTGCCCACTCGCCTCCATGACAAAACGCATAGGCAAGTTCCCAGGCAAAAGGACCGTATTCCATATATTCCGCATGCTTCTCTCCAGCCTCCCACAGTTCCTTGCGCCTGTCGCCTGTAGCTTTATGGCTGTCTGCATATTCCACGCCTTCACGGAATGCCGTGGCTGTATCATCTTCTAATCCAGGGCAACCATCATGCAACTGAAATTCCGCAAGTGCCATCTCCATTCGTTCATTTCTTGTCTTTTTCATAAGTGTCATTCAAAAAGATTTAACTGTCGGGCTTCCATACACTCCGTGACCGTGATGTTGAAGTAGTCGGCAATGCGGGCGTATTCCTCGCCCGAGATTTGGCTGCGGCCGAAGAAGATGTTGTAGTAGCGGCGGGAGCTGATGCCGACATCGGCGAAGAAGGCACGCGAGGGCTTGAAGTCCTCGATGTTGCGGAAACGTATCTCAAGAAGATTGCGGAGCAGGTTCTTCTTAACCTGCGGGCCAGGCACCTCGATGCGCTGGCGCAGGATGTAGAGCCGCACCGCCTTCTCAGTGCGCCTGAGATGGCGGCACATCTCGGGGAACGGCACGCGCCCAATGTTGTCGCGCACATAGCGGTCGTCGGCATCCGTCCATTTGTTCTCCTTAAAATTTGCCATAAGCGTTGGGCTTTATTTGACGTAAAACATTATTGAACACACGACGCTCCTCAAGCGACGCACCCTCGATCATCTTGACGAGAGCCTTCAGCTCGTCGATGGAGATTTCCATGAGCTGGAAGAGTCCGCGGCTGTCCTTGTCTATGTACATGGCTCCTCGAAATTAAGGCTTAACGTAATGACCTTACGGCAAAGAATGCCGTATGCCTTCACTCCAAAATTTTCCTTGTCATAGTATATGTCGCCGTCCTGCTCGATATGGTCAATATAGCAACAGGAGCGGTAACAATGTCCTCTTTTGTCAAACACGAGTAGTTCCTTGTCCAACATGCAGACGAACCATCTCACTTGTCCCATTCTTATGCGCACCTCGATAGGCTCGATGCTCATCTCTGTTTCTTTGGCAAGGCGTGAGACCGCTGCCTCGAAATCCTTTGTCTTCATGAATATAACGGTTTTTTAGTTTTACTAATGTTCTTCAGGCATGGCGCGCTTTCGCAGTACTCTACATAGTACATAAGCTTCCAGCACCAACGGCCATTGATGAGGTTGGCACCATGCTCACAAGTCTGGCATCGCTCACACATGACGCAACGTTTTATAGGTTTGTATCAAATCTAAATCCCAGATGCTCTTTGCCACACGCTTGCGTTTCACCTTGGGGCGGTAAGACTGCACCTTACGGTCGCATATGGATATGTTGCCAGCCTTGTCGGTGTGTGAACGTCCGTTGAACTCGCCGCCTGGCGCACGGCAAACACCTTCACGCTCATAGTCGCAGGTGGCGCATGGACTCAGCCCTGATTTTTGATATACTCTCATTTCTTCTCGATGTTAGTGTTATACCATGTCACGAGTTGAGCCGTCTTCCGCAGCTTCAGTTTCGCCTTGATGTTGTCGCGGTGGCGACAGACGGTGAAGCGGGAGATGCAGAGCTCTTGGGCAATGTCGTCAGACTCGTAGCCCTTGGCAATGAGAGCAAGGACCTCAATCTCGCGGTCGCTCAGCTTAGTGTTGAGAGAAGGCTTGCAGATGATGCCCTCGTAGATGCACTCGCCGCGCAAAGGGCATTTCACCTCCTCGAAGCGGAACATGCCGTCGGCATCAATGTCGGTGGTGTGCATGTCGAACTCGCCAAAATTGCAGCGCACAAATCGCGACACGATTTTGAACTCAAACGTCTCACGGCTCTCCTCCTGCTTTGAATAAAGGTCAGACAAAGCCTTGAAGGCACGCGGGTAGCGGTCGCGGATGGTGGCAAACAGCTCCATCACAAGCTCGCGGTCTCCCTCATGCAGCTCACGCACCGAACCGCCAACATGCTTATACATAACAGTGCCGTCGGGCGTGTTGTAAAACTCAATCGCTGTCATACGCATACCCTACCGTTTACTGGGAACAACTCCAACTCGTCACGTCCGAGTATCTCGGCAATGACCTTGCGCTTCTCTGCCACAGGGCGACAGTGTCCGTTAATCCACTTGTTGAGCGTCTGCATGGAGACACCACACTCTTTCCTAATCTTGTTCTGAACCTCGAACCTCTCGTTCGGAAGGCTCTTGATGTAGTCACCAAAGTCCATATTTTCAAATTTTGAGTTAAAATATTATTGTTATTGGGAATTTTTCCCTACCTTTGCACCGTGCTAAGGTGATAACGTGCGCAAAATAACGCATTTTTTCGCAAATCACCAAACAAATGAGGGATTATTTTCAAGTTATGGGTAATTATAACACTATTTTAACAAATAAAATCCAAGAAATGAGTAATAATAACCAAAATATGAATAGTTATGAACGAAAAGTCAACAATGGATGATGTGGTCGAGAGACTACAGGAATGGATGGACAGGGAAGGTCACAACCTGAACACATTCGCAAAGAAGACCGGCGTCTCCTACCAGACACTGGCAAACGTGATGGACAAGCGAAACAAGCCCAGCTTCGACATCATAGTGAAAATAGTAAGTGCTTGCGAGGGCATGACTGCCGACTGGCTGATGATGGGCATACAGACAAGAGGCTCATCGAGCAGCGCAAGGATGCTCGACATCATCGACAACCAGGCTGCCGCCCTAAACCGACTGACCAGCCAGCTATACGGCGACAACAGTCAGCCAAACGGGAAAACAGAGTAGGAAGAGCCCCTGGAAGGTAGGAAAAAGGGATGCCGCCCACAACGTCCGGCATCCCCCACCCCACCCACTCCAGGGGCTCTCCATATCCACTTTTCTTTACTAAAAATGAGTAAAAATATCCCCAAATGAATAAAAATCAGCAACTTACAATCCAATCAACTCAGCGAAATCTCGGTGAAAACCCCTCTGATTCCCAACCCCTTACATTTTTCAAATATCTACAAATCAAAAAGTTAACAAATGAGTAACCCAAAAGTTCAAATCCAGTCATCCCGACAACAATCTCTCGAAACGCCTTTGGATAGGGCGTTTCGAGAGTTGTCGGGGGTTAAGTGGTCGGCGAAAAGTCGGCGAGGTATAGGAAAAGTTCCCGTTTTAAGAATTGTTGAACGCCATTCACTCAAAATTTAAGGAATGGCAAAAAAAAATTTAGGCTTTAATGAAGTGGACAGAATTGTCGGATGGAAGGCTCCTACTTTCCATCAGGCTTCTGAGTGCTATGTGGCAATAACTGCCTTTGACCCTGTAAGGGGATGTATGCGCATGAAAAAGGTGATGCTTGGCCACATAAAGGGCAAACGTGAGCAAAAGAGGATGGGGGAACACCTGATAAGGAAGTTTACGGAGCAGCTGATGTCGGGATGGAATCCGTGGGTGGAGGCGGAGAGTCCTGCGGAATATACGTTGTTTGAGGATGTGTGTGCGAAATACAAGGAGTATCTGTTCAAACTGCTGAAGGAGCACAACATGAGGGAGGAGAGCGTGGCTTCGTATGTGAGCAGGTTGAAGGTGATGACGGAATGGATAAGGGAAAATGACGTGAAGCTGATTTATGCTTATCAGTTTGACAGCAAGGTGGTGGGTGCTTTCCTTGACTACATTTTTGTCGATAGGAACAACACGTTGAGGACGAGGAACAACTACTTGGCGTGGATTAAGACGTTTGCGAAGTATTGCATGGAGAGGAACTATGTGAGCAAGGACCCCACGAAGTGTTTTGCGAACGTGAGCGTGAGGGAGAAGAAGAGCAGGGAGGTGATTCCTGACGCGGTGCTTAAGAAGGTGCATGAGTACCTGATGGTTGAGAATAGGCATTTTCTGTTGGCTTGCCAGATACTGCATTACTTGTTTGTGAGGCCGAGGGAGATGAGCTATCTGAAGGTGGGTGATTTTTCTGTGGAGAGGAAGACGCTGCTGCTGCATGGTAGCAACACAAAGAACCATAACGACGCGGTGTTGACAATACCTGACCATGTGATGAAAATGATGGTGGGACTGGGGGTGTTCAATTATCCCGGGAACTACTACCTCTTTGGTGATGATTTCATGCCGGGAAAGGAACAGAGGTCGGCAAAGTGTTTTAGGGACTATTGGAACAAGGTGAGGAAAGATCTTAGGCTGCCTGACGAATATAAGTTCTACAGCCTGAAGGATACTGGCATAACGAACATGCTGAAGGCGAACACGGATATACTGACAGTGAGGGATCAGGCGCGACACAGCTCGATACTGATAACTGACATATATACGCCTAAGGACATTAAGGCTGCTAATGATATTTTGATAAGGTATAAGGGGGAGTTGTAGGTTGTTGTGTTTTGACTTGCAGCTGACACTGCAAGCACGTGGGGTTAGAGGGGATTGTGAATGGGATTTAACGTTTGTGGGTGTTTTTGACTATGCTTGAAGGGCGAGAGGGAGAAAGGAAAGCAGCGTCCTGAATGAATGGGGACGCTGCTTTGGTTTGCGCTGCTGCCCAGGCAGCGACTTGGAGTGTCAAATCGGTTTAAAGGCAACCGGGGCTTCTATATTGTTTGCGGCACGCCTTATTCTGTCCGAAAGGTCGAACAAGGCGTTGCGTAGCTGTTCGGCTTCGTCCTGGGTGAATCCGCCAGTACCGCCGTTTCCGTCTATTCCCGACATTTTGTGCTGGAACCAGGACATAGACTTTCCGTTTTTGAAATAGTCTCTCTTAATTTCTCTCCATGAAACGGCAAGATAAATGTCACTTACACGTTGTTTCATATCGGTTATCACGCCGCTCTTTGCTTTTACTGAAGTTTCCATAATTATATTCTTTTGTAGCCCTCTCGCTTGGAGAGGGCTGTTTTTTACTCTATTAGTGTTAGTCGGTCGAAGATGTCTTGTGCGTACATAAGAAGTTCCGGGTGACCTCTTGGGTAGGTTTCGACATAGTTCCTAATTGCTGTGATGAGTTCCTCTTCTTCTGAGGTAAGCTTCATCATGATTTCCTTTTCTTGTTTCATATTGCCTTTATTTATTTAACACTGCAAAGGTACTACTTTTTTGCGTACTAACCAAAATTTTTACTAAGTATTTGCATAGTAATTGGAAAGTTTAACACTTCACAATAAACTTTTTCCCCGCTATCCTCTCGGACGGTGGGGAAATAAAAAACTAACTAAAAACCTAAAACTTTAGAATATTAAGGAAAACTAAGTAATATGGTCGTGGTTTCGGATTGCCATTATAATCTATAAAGAGAGATGGAAACCTGCTATGTATTGTTCCTTGGCTTGAGCCGCCACCTTATATATATTATTATGGAGGCAAGGACAGCAATGAGGATTGCCACGAGGTAGCCCATGTAGTCGATTTTGAACTGCTGCCATTTGGTCAGCTGCTTCTCTACTGGGTATGGCACGGTGATGCTGTCGGTGCGTTGGACGTAGGCGGTGTCGTGGACGAGGCGGTCACGGTACGCATACTTCCATCGTGTCTCAAACACGGTGTCGCCCTTCGTGCGGATGACGGTGGAGTCGTGGATGTAGATAGAGTCGTGGATTTCTACGAGGCGATCCTGTGTTTCACTCCTTACCATCTCGACAGGAACGTACTCTACCTTCTCGATGGTCTTGCACGATGCCAGCAGCAGGACTATTGCTGATAGCAGTGCTATCTTAAAGATGTTCCAAAGGTCTTCTTTCATAGCTCAGTCCTTTTCAAAATAGCGGTCTGCCTCCCATGCACGGCGTTTTACGAGTCCGGGGAGTTTCTTTCCATTGGAATAGACCCATCGGGAAAATTGGTAGCGGATTTCTGCCTCGCTTGCCTTTGCACGGATTTTTTTGAGCAAGGTGGAGGTGGCGAGGGCGTTTGTGCCGAGATTGAAGGCGAAATCGACGAGGGCTGCAAACTGCGGGTAGGTGGTGCATACGCCGAGGTTGTTGACATAGGACTGGAACTTGGCTATGTCTTGTCTCAACAGCTCTTCGGCTCGTTGTTCGGTGATTACCATGGAGGGTTTTACGTCCGCGCCGTAGTGTCCGTAGCCTATGGTGTAGTATTTCTCCGAGGGGACGGGCTTGTAGGCTTTCGTGCGCAAGCCCTCGAACTGCTTGATGCAGTCGATGTCGGATTGGATTAACTGGTATTGTGTCATAATGATTTTGGGTTTGTCGCAAGGAGCACTCGCGCATTACTGCGCGAGCACTGGGGCTTGCGGGTGTTAATTACTCTATTGCTTCTTCCACGGCTTCGCCTACGTCCTCGCTCTGCTTCTTGATAAGCACCACGGCGAACTTCTTCCAGTCGAACTTCAGTTTGAGGTCGTGGACTGAACAGAAGTGTCCGAAGATGGAGCTGACCTCGCAGATGGCGGGGATTATTAGGGCTATGGAAGCGGAAGTGATGTGACTGCATACTCCGAGTGGCTCCAATATGCCCATGCCTATCAACACGCCTACGATGAGATAGGTGACGTAATCGACGAGCTTGTTGGCGGTGCGGCGGCAAGCAAAGGAGAAGCGGACTTTCTCCTTGCGCTTGCGGCTGTCGCTTATGCCAAACCAGAAGTCGGCGACCACGAGGACGGCTACGAGGACTACGAGCCATCGGATGTCATAGACCACGGCGACGGCTTCGGAGAGCATCGTCACGGTGGCGGCGGTCTTTGCATTGCTTACGTCTGTCATTGGCTTACTCTATTAGAAAGTGGATGAAATAGGTGAGATACGTCATGACGAACGCCGTCAGCTCTATCCAATAGACCTTGTGTAGGGGCTTGCTCAGAAGGAGGTAGGCGGCGGTTATGATGGCTATCGTTGGCAGTGGTGGGCAAATGGTGTATGCCCATACTATTGCCATTAGCCCTGCAGTGGCTGCGCCCGCTATGTGGACGGTATTTGTCAACGACTGCTTGTAGGCTGCTGCCGCGCCGACAAACGCTATGCCAGCACATGCGAGGAAAGTCGTGAACTGCCATGTCTCGCTTGTTGCCGAGAGCATTGGAGGTAGCATAGTGAAGGCGACGAGCCACATGATGAGCGTGAACGTCCATGGGTGGCGACTGACGTAGTAGTTGTCACTGATTGACGGCTGTATGCCGTGGAGCTTTGCCATGACTATAAGATAGAGGGCAAAGACTACTAATGAGATAATTGCTAATGTTACCATAATGTGTGATTTTTTAGAAGTTTAACTTACTTGGATAATTGGCGGTGTAGTCGTAGGCTACGATGTCCTCCACGCTTGCGAGTGCGCTCACTGCTGCCTTGTGGGCTGCGGTCACGTTGTAGCAGTCGAGAGCGTACAGCTCCAATGCGGAGAGCGTCTGTAGGGCGGTATCGACTGGTAGCTCGTATTTCTCGCCATCGAACCACAACACGGTAGTTTCCTTGCCAGCCGCCTTTTCGATGGTGATACTGTTCACAAGTCCGACACGGGTTTCCTTGGGCAGCCACATTTCCTTGCCTTGGAGCATGAATGAGTTGACGGCTACAGAGGTGTCGTAGGTCTCGATGTTGTGGAGCAATGCCGTGCGCATCGGCTCTATCGGGTCTTCGCCCAATAACTCTGCCATCTGAGCAATCTCCGTGAACGTTATCGGCTCGTCGGGGATTGCGACGATGATGTCAGTTAATACTTCATCAAGTTTTGGCTTGTAGTCGTATTCAAACTGACGGAAAGTTATACCCTTTGTTTTTTTCTCTTCGTCTATGTAATCCGACACGAATGCCCTAATGAGGTATTGTTGCAGTCGAGTGTCTATGCACTCAACAAGCGACAGTCCTAAGTCGCCGTGGTGTTTTACCTTGTCTGTTTTCATATCTTTCTCTTTTTAATTGGTTTATTAAGTGAAGATATAGCCACAGCCGTTGTCTGGCTTAGTGACCGTTTGGAAAGGAATCAGACCCTTGTCTCTCATAAAGTCGAGAGCCTTTTTCATCTTGTCTGAGGCGGTGAAGAATTTCTGTTCTCTTCCGTCCTGATGCTTAACCAACACGATGTATCGGTCTTCGCCTTCCCTTGTCTTTATTCCTGTCTCGAAGTCAACAATATTGATGTTGACGTTAAGAAGTGAGGCTACGCTTACCTTGGGACACGAGAAATCCTTCTTTCCGTCTCTTTGGTAAACAAACCCTGCTTCGGCAAATGATGTCATATTCAGTCCTGTTAATTTTCTGAACAGATGTCGGCATTTTCCGTGTTTCGCAATTCCATAGAAAGAACCGATGAGCTCACGCTTTCTTTTGCTGCTCTTTACGGTTTTCCACTTTCTCGCAAAGCGTTGCTTGATATGTTTCCTTATGCGGATGTTACCGTCGTAGAACGTTATATAGCCAAGGAAATCAACAGGACGGTCTTCCCATTTCCAAACTTGCGAGTTTGACTTTATGTCAAGACCAATCTGCTTGGTGTTGTCTTTAAGCACGTTTATTCCGTGCGTTAAGAGCATCGGATTTCCGTGCATCAATACCCTATCGTCGCAATAACGCTTGTAATGTTTGAATCCGCCATTGTCTTTTATCACATGGTCTATGTATATTGACAAAAGCAGGTTTGCAAGCCCTTGCGATGGTCTCATTCCTATTGACATTCCGACTGGAAGCATCGTTATCCAACGTTCAAGTATGCGCCTGAGTTTCTTGTCACGGAAGGTGCGATATACAACATCTATCATCACTTCTTGTGGAATAGACTGATAGAACTTCCTTATATCGTCCTTATACACCCACTTACAGCCCTCTTTGTCGTTTCTGAGGTCATGGAGCATACGGCGCAACAAGTATTGTCCTCCACGGCCTTTGATGCTTGCTGCGGAATCGGCAATGAACGCAGGTGTGATAGCGTCCTCGACGACACGCATAACGGCATGTATGGCTATTGAACGGAGAAGGGATATACATTGAGCCTCCCGCACTTTGCCACGTTCCTTTACGGTAAGGTCGTGAAATGTGCCAGGTCTCAACGTACCGCCGATTATGCTGCTTTGTATTGCCTTGATTACAAGTTCGCGGTGTGAGGTTATCCAGCGTCCGTCCCTTGTGTTTTTCCTCTTCCCGCGCATTTCGTAATCGAAGGAATCGGAAACATTGGAGTATTCGGCAGCTTTCTCAACAATATGCTTGAACGTCTTTGCCATTGTCTGTTCTTGTTATTTAATGTTTATTATTGCCAGCCTTCATCTTTTTGTGGCTTACCACTTTCGTTTCCCTCATCTTCATGAGCCTACTTGCCGCAAAAGCCACGCGCACGGGATTTTCCACTTCCTTGACTTAGGACGCAAGGTTTAGTGAGGCTCAACAGGCTGTGGTGCATTGCCTAATACATAGGCTGCGCACGGCAATTTTGTCGTCTTGACTGACTACTGCGCTTTTAACTTTGATGTTTGCAAGGCGAGAACCGATGTTCGCGTTCGAGTTCGACGAGTCGTTATTCGCATTAACGTAAGCGACACCGCCATTCGTATTCGCGTTGTTGTACGAACGAGCGACCACACGCACGCCTCTTGCCTGTCTCTACCTGCTTTCGTTCTATTAAGGTGGCGGTTAGCTCCACCACCATTATATTATGTCTTCATATTTATTCCTTTTCTCTGTTTAATGATTAACCAATAGATGTCGCCGCCTTATAGGCGGCTACGCTTCCCGCTTCCTCGATTTGACCGATGAAGGCAAGGCGAGAACCGACGCGCGCGCTCCAGCCCGACGAGCCGCTACTCGAATCAACGCACGCGACACCGCCAACCGCATCCGCGCCGCTGCACGAACGCGCGACCAAACGCACGCCTGAGTCGCAATAATAGTAGTCGCAAAAATAGGTAGTATCACTACCACCAGTGGAAGTAGGAATCAAGTCCATATTCTCTGAAAGCATGGTTTTGACTATCCATCCAGCTGACGATGCTGCCGTTCCTGCGCTTCTTGTTGAGCCATTCTCAACATTCGTTATAGTCCAAGCACATCCGTTTACATCGGCATTGTCAATCCATTCGTACTTGTCTCCCCACCAGTTCTCGATACCCCAAAACTTAGTATTGTCGGCATTACCGTTTGACGAGGTGGTATCTGTCATTCCAAGGGAATCCTTAGTACCAAGTGTCCTTGTATATGAATCTGAGCCTTTGCCGCATTGAGCTTGTGAGTTCGTTCGTCCGTACCATGCGTAGAAAAGCATAGCCATCATGCAGTGCCATTCCCACGTTACGCAAGTATATCCTGTACCACGGTTTCTTGCGTAGGTCTTGAACGTGTTTCGTGTCAAGTTTCCATTGCTTTGTATTCCGCTGCGGCTATAAAGCTTGTTTGAATCCACATAAGCCTCGTGTACTCCAAGGAGCTGGCGAGAATCCCATTTGTTCCATGTTGAATCAGGCTGTCCACCAAATGCGAATCCGTAGGTAGTCTGGTTTCCGTTGACCGCAGTACGTTTCCAGTAGAACTCTGGAAGTCTGAGCCAATGGTCGCCCTCAGTGCCGTCAAGAGCCGCCGCAGTTCCGTCGGCGTATTTCGTTCCATCGGAGTCACTAAGTTGGCAGATGAGTTGCTTTCCGCTTGCGGTCTGCTTGCCGAGATACAAGTGGGAGCCGTTTCTTATGGCTTGTATCGCCTCGCCTTGAACGTCGCCGCTAATCATTGCCGATTCACCAGATTGCCCTTGGTCAATGGTGATGTAGGAATACACTATCGGGTTATAGACATACACCATAGAAACCGAGCGTGTGGCTTGCGATGCGGTGAAGGTCTGGGTTGCAGGGGTATTATATCCGTCATAGGCAGAGCAAACAACGGAGTAGGACGTTCCGAAAGGTATCTTTTGTGATATTGCGCTGCCAGCATAGGTGTGTGCAGTGCCGTTGATGGTTACTGTGCGTCCCGACATTGACGTGGAGTTATCAGCCGATACTGTCACGGTAACAATCTCTGTCTGATAAGTACCCGATGCCGCTGCCTGCCCGCCCGATGTGTTGTTGATAGTCACCGAAGATGGGGTCTTGTAGCCTGTCACGGAAGGGAAGGTAACTGTCACGGTTTGGTCGTGCGGGATATACACGACAGAGCCGTTGGAGGCTTGCACTGATGTTGAGCCATAGACAACGGTGGCTTTAACCGCAGATATGGTGGAATCCGAAGACTGGTTGGAGAGTATTGACACCTTGACCTTTGAAGCCTTGTAGGCGAACGAAATGGACTTTGATGTGCTGTCGGGTGTGAAGGTCTGTGAGGAAGGTGTTATGTGGCACGACACCGTAGGCACGGACACGGACACTTGTGTGCCGATGGGGACTTTTACAGTACCGCCCGAAGAAACCTTGTAGGACTTGCTTCCGTAGGCAACCGTAGCCTGTGCCGACGCTCCGTTTTCGAGACCACTGATAGAAACGGAAAGTACGCAAGTGTTGTAGGTGGCGTTGATATTGCGTGCGGAGGATAGCTGTGCGGTATATTGCACGGCATCGGGAGTCTGATAGCCCTCCACGTCGCCGAAAGTCACTCGATAGAGTGTTGCGGCAGTGACCTTATATATAATAGGTGTACCCTGCCATGTGGTGTCGAGTAGGGCTGCGGCGGGGTCATTGGTAATGTCCTCGATAAGTATTCGTGTGCCGATGAGAGAGGAATCGCCCGAAGATTGGTTTGAGCCGAGCGAAATAGTTACGGTCTCCGTAAGGTCAACATTCCCACCGCTGCCAGTGCCGAGAGCCGCCCATATTGCCTTGCCATTCTCTACTGCATGGAGTTGGAAGAACTTGAAACCTGTCTCTGATTCTGAATCTGGGACACGCACAAGCTCGCCTATCTTGTAGTCTATGGTAGTTCCGTTAACGGTGTGGGTGAGCGTCGTTTCCGTAGGCTCTGCGGATAGTATGTCCGCTGCCTGTAGGGTCTTTACCTGTGCGGAAAAGTCGGTGATGTCCGATGCCGCATGGGTGTGGCTCTTGTTTGCCTTTGTGGCAATCTGATTTTCGAGTGCCTTTTTGAGATTGGAAATCAAGCCTTGAAGGGTCTGCGTGTCGCTCACGCCATTCAAAAAGGCGAGGATTTCGTTGAAGTTGTCTATTGCCTCGCTTGCGCTCTCGCCTACGAGTGTATCTATGCGTGAGCTGATGCCCTTGATGAGGTTGCGCACGGCGGTATCGTCGTAGTTTTCGAGTGAGTTGAGCTTGTTGAGCAATTCGGTGGTGAGGTCGTTGGTGGAGAGCCCCTTGCCGCTTACCTTGTCAACCTTTGTCGAGTCCTGCTTGTCGATGTAGGCACGGACTTGCTGTAGTATGCGCTCAATCTCGTCCGTGTGGTCGGCGAGATTGTCGAGCGTTACGAGTGTGGTTGTATTTTCTGCCATATCTTTATGAGTTTATTGATGATGATATTTCGAAGTTGTAATCACTTGTGAGAGCCTTGACCTCGGTGGAGGTTGCGGTCGTGATGTTCGAGAGAGTGAGGTATTGGTCGTGGGTGTGGGTTGTGATGTTGCCTTGCAATACGGATTCCACTGCCGCCTTGGTCAACTCGTAGTCAGATGATACGGCTATGCCAGTGTTTACATACTCACTAGTGGCGTTGTCGTAGAGCCACCATGTGCCGTTTTGGATTTTCGGGGCTTCGCCTTTGTCGCCTTTATTGCCCTTCTCACCTTGTATTCCTTGGATTCCCTGCTCACCTTGAATACCCTGTATGCCTTGCTCACCTTGGATTCCCTGTTCGCCTTTGTCTCCCTTGTCACCCTTGTCTCCCTTGACATAGATGGTGGTCTTGTCGTAGGCTTGGGTCTCCTTGTTCCACCGATAGACGTAGTTGTCCTCGCCAACGTATGTCGGGTGGTTGGCGGTGTCGAGAGCCTCAGTCGTAGCCTTTTGCGCTGCCTTGGTTGCGTTGTCGGCGTTGGCTGCGGCGGTATTTGCGGTCTCGGCTGCGGTCTGTGCCGCCTCGGCTTTAGACGTTGCCAGTTCCGCTGCGGCGTTGGCTGCTTCGGTGGCTTCCTTGGCAGGTCGTTGAAGCTCGGCGATGTTCTCGGCGGTGAGGTCATTGTAGGTGAAGGTGTCGCCCTTTGGTATTGCGAGGTTGAGCTTGTATCTTGGGTTTCCGTTCTC